AATCCACAAAATCGTGAACACCTTGAAAATGCAAGGTTTCAAGTCGCTTGCTCGATGTGCTGACTACCGTTTTGACTACTTGTGCGCTTAGCAAGCGCGGTTTCTACCCTTTTAATGGAACTTTCTTCCTTCTTCTCCGTAAGGTGTGCATAGATTTGCATTATCATCGACTCGCTTGCGTGCCCCATCCACTTGACGGCTGTTTTTGCGTCAACGTCTGCATCATATAGCATTGTGGCAAAGGTGTGGCGGCAATCGTGCTGCCTAATTGAGACTTTTTTTTGTGCAACCAATGACAAAAAACGTAAGTATTGTTTCCATCTCGCATTCAAAATGCCTTTGGATATTTTGGGGACATCCTGAAAAGCAAGCACATTGCCATGCCTGCCTGTTAGCGCTTCTCTCAATGGTGGAAATAGCGGAACGTCACGTATACCAGCCTTTGTTTTTGGCTGGACTATTAAGCAATCGGAATGCTCAAATCGTAACGAATGCCGGACATGGATTATTCCAGCGGCAAAGTCAACATCCCTATCAATGTTGAGAGCAAGAGCCTCACCACGGCGCAACCCCGCATATAGCATCACCATTGTAAACAAACCCATTGGCGTTTTTTGGTATGTATCTTCGATGAGCCTGATTTCCCAATCCTCAAGGTTGCGGTGCGTCCCAACTTCCCCTTTCGCTGGTGTGATGCTATCACATGGGTTCTTTGCTACAATTCCATCTCCTAACGCAGCTCGAAAAACTGCTTTTGTCGTATAGGATACTTTCTTTCGCGTCGCATCCCCACGGTCGGAGAATGCGTTGTATAGCCGCTTTATATCCGACGGCGTAATTAGCCTCATCTCCGTCTTTGGCAGGATTGAGGCTATCTGGTTAAGGCGTGAGACATATGCATCGTATACATTTATGGTCACCTCGCTTTTGTACGTCGGCAGCCACTCCGCTGCATACTCGGCGAACGTGTACTTCTCTCGTGGTTTCCTGCCGTATTTTTCCTGCTTTTTGTACTCTTCGCGGGCTGCAAGGGCTTCGGACTGCGTTCGCCCGTAGAACGAGAATCCCTTATATTTACAAACATAACGCCCGTCGGGGCGCTTTTTTAGTGTCTGGCGTGGCAAGTGTATCACTCCTTTTCTCTTATTGTGCCGCAAAACGCAGCAAAGTGCCATCGCAAATTGTGAACAAATTGAAAACATTTTGCAAACGCACGGAAAATTTTTAGTCATATTTCGCTGTGCGTCAGCATATGGTATTGCGGTGGACGGTAGAAAATACGCGACTGGAGAGGAAAATATGCCTGTTTTTGATAAAAAGTTTGTTGTTAAAACGCTCGTCGAGAAGGTGAAGAAACTGCCGGATGACCTGCAAGCGGAATTTTTTTCGTGGCTGGAAAAGAAAATTCTTACAGATGGAATGAGCTGCAAAACACACAAAATTAGAAAACGCGAAGAAAAATAAAAAAAGCGAATAGCTAAGCTATTTTTATTTTTGCAGTTTTATTCCGTTTTATTCCGTAATAATGTTGTAACATTTTCCGTTTCAAAGGTCAGAGAAAGCCAAGAATAAATTGGAATTTTTGATTCGCGAAGCACTTGAAACGCAGTGTTTTCAAGGCTTTCCGCCACTTTGGTGCGAAAAGTCTGCTAAAAATAAAATAGCTAAGCTAAAAATAAAATAGCTAAGCTAAAAATAAAATAGCTGAGCTATGTATAAAAAGAAAAGAAAAAAAAGAAATAAAATAAAAAAAGAAAACAAAAAAAGAAAAATGCGCTGACGCGATTTTTTGCGGTGGCGGCGGTCTTTTTTTGAGCACCATTTTTGCGGATATCCACAGCATGGTCATCTTCGTGGCTTCGCGCAGATGATAATTTCGCGGCAGACCATTTTCGTGGCTTCGCGAAAATGGTGCAGAAACCATTTTGTTGGCATCAACAAAAAGCAACGGACAACCATTTGCGCAACTAAAAACAGGGGCTTGACAAGGCGGGGGCGTGGGTGTATAATTACACTTACTTCTCCGCCTTGCTTTCCCTGCTGGTTACTCTTGCTGGTCGCCCTTCTCAGCATTCCCCTTGTCCGCCATGCGCTTTAAGCTATCACGTTCCTTGCGCTCCTGCCGCATCCGACGTTCCGCCTTCGCGGTGAGATACTCAACGTAGTCCATCGCTTCACGCACAACGTCATCCGGCGCACCCATCAGCTTGGCGATAATCGCCTCGTAGGTTGCGTCGAGAATCGGGCGGTCTGACGTTCCTTGCGGGTTGGCGGACAGTCCGCAAAGGTAGTCGGTGGTCACGCCGTAATACTCGGCAAGGCGGGCAAGCATAGCGGCGGACGGTTCGTTCGCACCACGTTCATACCCGCTCAATTGAGCGTTCTGGATTCCAATACCTTCTGCGGCAGCTCGTTGGCTGACGCCCTTTTTTTTGCGCAATTCTACAAGACGTTCCGACAAAACCATATATTTACACCACACTTTTTTCTTTCACCCTCTTGACAAATAGGACTGAAAGAAATATAATACAGACGTGAAATAAATTTATTTTGACATATGGAGGTGGCACGATGGCTAAACTCTTGCGTGAGTTCCGCAAGAATCAGGGCATGACGCAAGTGCAGCTTGCGGAAGTCGTCGGGTGTAGGCAGGGACTAATCTCTCTCTCCGAGCGGGACGAAAGGCATCCTACGGTTTATATCGCTATCCGCCTTGCCCGTGCGCTTGGCACGACGGTCGAAGCCCTTTTCGGGGGTGAGGTCGATGGCTGACAAGCTGCGGCATTTTCTCCACGTCGCCGGGGTGCAAGGAATCAGCGTTGCCGCGCTGTCCGAAAAGTCGGGTATCTCGAAGCCGACTATCTACCGATACGCCAACGGACAGGGAAGTCCAACTGTTTACGCGATGAAGCGCATTGCGAAAGCCCTCGGATGCACAGTCCGAGAGACGTTCCCGGAGGTTTACGGCGAGAAAGCGGACGTGCCGACCGTCAACATCACGGACACGCAGCCCATCAGCACGGCAAAGCTGGCGATGCAGTACGGCATGACGACACGCGAGTTTAATCAGGCGCTGTTCCGCGCTGGTATCCAGATACAGCGCGCTGATGGCTCTTGGGTGGTCGCCGGGAACTTCGCCGACATGGTGACTTACAAGCCCGTCAAAACGGAGAACGGCACTGTGCGGCTGTTCGCCATGTGGACGCTGACAGCGCGAAAGGTGATTCAGTCCTTGCTTGAGGAGCAAGGGATAGTTCCGGCAACTGGCGTGAACGTGGGGTCGTCGGAGCGCCCGACGAGATAGTCGAGCGACACGCCGTAGAAGTCAGCGAGGGCTATCAGGGTTTCTCCTGATGGGCTGACAGAGCCGCGCTCATACCGCTGATACGCCTGATAGTGTATCCCGATAGCTTCGGCGACTTGCAGTTGCGTCTTGCCCTGCAAAGAACGGACACGGCGAAGTCCGGCGGCAATTGTACACATAAAAACCTCCGAAAGGGGTTGACACAACAAAAATGTTGTGCTATTATATCAATGCAACAGAAATGTTGTATCAAGCAAGAAGGGAGAAGCGGTGCAGAATCAGGCTTTAAAAAACGCAAGAATCCGTGCTGGGCTTACACAAGCACAACTTGCGGAATCTTGCGGATTAGCGGTTCAGCACTATCAGCGGTATGAGTACGGCAAAGTCGAGCCAAGCGTTCTGGTAGCAATTCGCATCGCCGACGTGCTGGAAGTCAAGGATGTTAGGGAGTTGTTTACTTAAGCAACTCTTCCGTGACGTCTCCGTTTTTGTACTGTATCTCAAAAACGTAATTGTCCCCGTCTGCAAAGAACACGGTAACGCTTACATTATTGGGGTCGCAGTCCTTATAGTCATGAATCATGTTCCACAAGGAATACTTGTAGATTGAGCGCAGATATTCAACAACCGTAGTATTTCCGGCGTTAAGATAGCCAACAAACGTCGAGGAAAACACGGAATCAGCACGGATTATATAGCCGGATTCTTCGCTGTAAAGAGCAATAAAATCCGTGCCAAAAGCCCCATAATTATCAATGAGCATCTGCATAAATTGGGGGTCTGCGCCAAGCGCAACGTAGTCGTTACCGATGCCTATTCCGTAAGGCTGCTCATCAAACGAGAAGTTACTTCCGCTTCCAAGAGCGGTAAAAGTACAGTACGGTATTGGCTTCTTATGCAAGCTGTCAACAAAGCGAAATGTTATCTTGGTCGTTGGATAGTAATTCATCCAGACACGCCAAGCGGCAAGCATGAACGTTTCGGTGCAGGAATCTCGAAGAGCCTTATAATAAGCTGGTTGGCAATTCTTTGCAGTAAGAAGTTCGTCATATACAATATCTGCCTGAAATTCTTCGGATGATACACGCGTGACGGAGTAATCATCAAAAGAATCGGACATTGCGCGTTTTATGCAGTCTATAACCCTATCACTCGACCAAACATCAACAGCAGCCAGCGCGGGGACGCAGGAAGACATCAGGCAGCAGAGAACCAGCAGGACGGAAACAAACTTCTTCATCGTGATGATACCCCTTTCGTGTTTTGGAGGTGTGAACGTGTATCAGAGCAAGCGGCATCTAAAGCAACGGGTTAAGGATTTGCAGGAGCAAGTCAAGCGATTGGAACAGGAGAACTTCGCGCTCTGCAAAGGGACGTACATGAGCGAAGGCGTACTCAAAAACAATCCGCTTTTGAGCTGGTACGGCAAGGAGCTGTGCCTTGTGCTTGGTGGTCTCATTGTATCACCGCGCTATATGCGGCTTGACTACGACCAGTACCGGATATATATACGCGACGTGCTGGACTACATGAAGGAAATCCGGCTACTTGAGGAGAGCTACCAGCGAGAGAATCAAGCTGACGGCGGAGATGGAGACGGGAAGCAGGAAGCGCAAGCGACTTAACCTGTAACGCTCAATCTCTGCAAGCGCAAAATTGCTCAACTCCGGCGTGACAACCGTAATCGTATACATATCGGCGGACGATTGCGGAATTGGCTTCATCAAGCCAGCTTTTCGGAGCGTTGCAATCTGATTGTCGGATAGCTTCTTGCCACGTTGGAAATCACGACAAAGCCGATATTCCGAAGGAAGCATAGCATACTCACCACCTTTCGAGCATACGATAGGAGTGAATGGAGGTGAACCCGATGTACCACGTCAACCCGCCCGACATCGAGAACCGGGTGAAGTACACCATCACGACGCGGCGGACGCGAAAAAGGCTTTGAACGAAAGCAACGTCTAATCCGCACAAAAACGCCCGCAGGAGCGCTTGCACGTCGGGACTGGTTTTCCTCACCTGACGGGCTGAAAGCGCTCAGAGAGCCGTTTTTGCCCTTGTAGAGTGTGTGTCCGACGCAAACGCGCATCAGGAGCGGGATTTGATGAACTCGATGTACTTCATCACATCCGCACGCTGGAGCGCGGAAAGAGACTTCACCTGTTCTATCAGCGGGTCGAAGTCGGGCGGCGAGAACGCGTTCTCATCACGCCCAACGAGCGTATCGAGCGAAACGCCGAGGACATCCGCGATTGCGAGAAGACGCGTCGGAACGGGGTTGCTTCTTCCAGATTCATAGTTCTGGATTGTAATCTCTGCGACATTGGCGCGTTCTGCAAGCTGTTGCTGGGGCAGCCCGTTCGAGAGCCGCAGAGCAAGCAGGATTTCCGGGAACGGCACGGTGCATCACCTCACTTGCGCGGGTTCGCCCGGACATAGCGAGCGTATCGCATGACTTCTTCCCGGTCGGACGGAGCAAGCGCGGAAATCTCCAAGTAGAGCGTGTCCGTTTCTTTGGGAGACGGCGCATCGTCACTGCCGGAAAGATAGTCAACCGTTACGCCGAGCAAGTCCGCCATCTTGCAAAGAAGCTCGACACTTGGCGAACGATTTGCCTTTTGGAGCATCGACAACGCACCTGGAGTGATGCCACAGGAATCAGCAAACACCGCGTTTGTAATGCCAGCTTCTTTACACAGATTAGTCAGTCGAGAAGCAAACGGTTGGTCGCGCGAGAGCGTTGCGCAGCGTGTCGGTGTGAATGTACCAATGCTGTGCATGATTGAGAATGGGAAGCGTGACCCGTCCTACAAAGTGTTGGTAGCGCTGGAGGACGTATTTCACACTTCCCATAGGGAACTATTACGGAGAGAGGAGTGACACGGAGATGCCACACGCAGACCCGGCAGGGTTCGTCTTCGCTGGTTTGAGCATCGCACTTATCGCCGCGCTATGGCTGATTAACGAGGTGGCAACCTACATCGCCGTAGAACGCGAAGGACGACGCGAAAACAGAATCCTGCACAAGTAGGATAACACACGGAGGGAACGAAAATCAAACACCCCCTCCCGAAGAAGAAAGAAAATCAATTTTTTTAGCGAAGAAACTTTACTGGTTGTAAAGTCGGAGAAGGGAGAAAAGTTGTCGAACATCCGGGAATTTGCAGAACGACGCGGGTTAAAAATGGCGGACATCGCCAGAATCACGGGAATCTCCGAATCCATGTTGTCGCTGATTGATAGCGGCAAGAGGAATGTAACACCAAACACCGCAAAGAGGCTTGCGCCGACGCTTGGCGTGAACTGGTGGGAACTTATCGACTAAAAAGCGCAAAGACAGAAAGGGGCATCACAATGGAAAAGGATTCTATCAAGTCGCGAATTGCAAACCAGCGCGGTTGCGTATCGCGCTGTGACGCGAACAAGACGATTTTCGCCATCCGCCATAGTGCGCGGAAGCTGAAAGCCATGACGCGCGACGAGTTCGCGAAACTGGGGAACTGGGACGACATCAACAAAGCATACAGCGAGTATGAAGCCGTGATGGAAGCCATGCTGTTGGCTGTTGAGCATGAAATGGAGGGGTATCACAATGAGCAATGAAGTTATCAAGGTGCAAATCGCGAACCGTCTGCTGGACGAGTACGGCAAGGACATCCAGAGCCAGTGCATGGGTGATTGTGTATCGCGCTGTGACGCGAACAAGACGATTTTCGCCATCCGCCAGAGCGCGCAGAAGCTGAAAGCCATGACGCGCGACGAATTCGCGAAGCTGGGGGGCTGGGACTACATCAGCGAGGCATACAGCGCATATGAAGCCGTGATGGAAGCCCTGCTGTTGGCGGTTAAGTACGAAATGGACAAGACGGCGGTCGCTGTCTAAGGGAGGGAAAATAAAATGAAAATCCTGAATCTTGAGAAAATCGTGCCGGACGCGGAAGCACGGAAGGAACTCTTTGAACAGCACATGATGGAAACCACGCTTCGGTGCAACGCGCCGCGCATCATCCGCGAACTCGACAATGCTTGCGATAGCAAGCGCAACGCCGACCGCATTTGGAAGATTATCTGGATGGACGTGCGGAGCGGGAAGGCGAAGGACTTTTCGGAATTTCAGCGGGCCTGCCACGATGGCGGATACGATGCCTACGAGGTTTACGACCGCGCGATGTGCGCCTTGCTCAAAGAAATCAAGGACAAGATGGAGGCACTCTGGAATGACTGACTTCCAACGCGCAACCGGGGTAACGATGCAGCCGGAGGAAGGCGAGGGCTTGCGGTGGTGTCCCATCGACGCGGTAATCGTCAAGCAGATTCGGGCGCATCTGGGAGACAGCGCCGCAATGCGGATTGTCTACGACGCTGTTTGTAACATGGCGGGCATTAACACGCCGGACGACATCACCAAGCTGACGTTTGAGCGGGCGTATAGCCGCGCACTCTCCGAGACGGGGCGGTATCAGGCGGGGGAAATTGACGCACAGGGCAATTTCATCGCGGAGGTAATCGCGACGGCTTTCACTCTTGCGCCTACTGAAATGATAACACATAAGGCGGTGAAATAAATGACCGAATTTGGAGGGAATGAGCTGCGGAAAGCACGGGAAAATGCGGGAATCCGGCAGTGGCAGATTGCAAGCGAAATCGGCGTTTGTGAAGCACTCGTCGGGCGCTGGGAGCGTGGCGAAGCGTTCCCGTCGCCAGACGACGTTGACCGACTGGAAATCGCCTACAAAGCGCCGGGATTGTGGCATAAGTGGATGTTATCAAACTGCGATAGCTACCGCCGCCATTATCGCGGCGTAGACGAGACGACGACGGAAGGAAGCGTTCTCCGAGGTCGGTTCGCGCTTGAGGACGTGATGGGATTGCAAAGCGCAATTGAGCGCGACGTGTCGGAAGACGGGCGCATTGATAACCCGATTAACCGAGATAAGTACGAGGAGGTTCTGCGAAAGGCAATCGCCTGTCTGACGGACACGCTTGCGAGAATAGAGAAGCGAGGTGGCGCGAAATGACGCAGTACCTCAACACCGAGCGCGTCGCCGAAATCCTCTGCATCAGCAAGGAAAGCGCCCGGAAATTCATGCGCGAAATGCCGCACATCTGCATCGGCGGCAAGGCGCACGAAACCATCCGCGTAACGGTCAGCGACTTTGAGCAGGAGATGGAGCGGCGCAAGCGTTACCCGACGCAGGAGCAGGAGAACGAGGTCATCCGCCAGCGCAAGAAGCGAAACGACCTTGTGGCGCGCGGACTGATGAACCCTGACGGCACAATTGCCCGGAGAAGGGCATAAAAAAGCGCCCGTGACGCGGGTACAAAGCGCGGCACGAGCGGACAGAAAGGGTAATGTGGCGGTTAAGCCACTGCCATTATAACACGGGAAAGAAAGGAAGTCAACATATATGGAGCAGTTTATCACCGACGACATTGAAGAAATCGAGGAAACCGAGCAGGAAGAAAGCGCGAGTTTCATCATCGACAACGACCAAAAGGCGGACTGGGCGGTGCGTAAAATCATGGAAACAGAAAACGCCGCGAAGATGTGGAAGGAGTACTACAAAAAGCAAAGCGACCGAGTAGAGCAGACTACGCAGCAACGGATTGCCTACTTCACCGCCCTACTGGAAAGCTACTTCGACAGCGTGCCGCACAAGGCGACGAAGACCAGCGAGAAGTACAAACTGCCGAGCGGCGTTCTTGTCCGCAAGGCGCAAGCGCCGGAGTACGAGCGCGACGATGCGCAGATTATCGCGTGGTGTGCCGAGAATGCGCCGTCCTGCGTGGAGAACGTGCCGAAACTCAAATGGACAGCGCTGAAAGGGCTGATTACAGAGGACAACGGACAGGCGATTGACGAAATTACGGGCGAAGTCGTACCCGGCATCAAAATTGTTCCGCGCGACCCGGTTTTCGCGGTGCAGAAGGGGTGAGGCGAATGGCGAGACGCTGCTGCTTATGCGGGGCATATCTGGATAGCGGGGAGCGCTGCGACTGCGGATGCAGCCAAACGGACGAAGTGCCGCGAGGGTGCAGGAAGCCCGTGCGAAGGGTTGATGAAGCCAGCCGAACGGGTGAAGATTGGCGCTGGGAGAAGTACATAAAAGAGCAGTATCAGAGATGGTACGAGTGCTGACAGGAGGAACGAGCATGGAAAACGGGCAGATTTACGCCGCAATCAGCTCGGCGATGGCGGACATTTCCGCAATCGCCAAGGACAAGTACAATCAGAAGCAGGGCTTCAAGTTCCGCGGCATCGACGATGTAATGAACGCGCTGAAGCCTATTCTGACGAAAAACAAAATTTTCACCGTCCCGCAGGTTTTGGAGCAGGCGCGAGAAAGCAAGACAACGACGAACGGCGGAGAACTGCGGTACAGTCTGCTGAAAATCGCGTTCCGCTTCTACACCACCGACGGGAGCTTTGTCGAGGCGGTGACGCTGGGCGAGGGCATGGACAGCGGCGACAAGGCAAGCAACAAGGCAATGGCGATTGCTTACAAATACGCGCTGTTCCAAGTGTTCTGCATCCCTACGGAGGAGATGACCGACCCGGACGGCGAGAGCTACGAAACCAAGCACGAAGTGAAGCACGAACAGCCGAAGCCGCAGCCAAAGAACGCAGAGAACCCGGCAGAAACGCCGACGAACTACATCATGCGCGAATGCAGCAACATCGGCATGGATATGCAGGAGTTGGGCAGAGTTCGCGCCGCGCTTGTGGAAGCAAACATCGTCCGCAACATCCCGACGAAAGAGATGACGATGGCGGACGCAAAGGCGCTGATGGACGCGGTGAAAGCTAATTTCCGGGAGGCATCATAATATGAACCGAGCAGAACGGAGGCGAGCGGCGCGGGACTTAAACCACACCGCGCAGAGCATCATGAGGGCGCGGGGAGGCTACGAACGCGAGTATGAGCGCGGAGCGAAGGACGCGGAACGCCATGCAATCAAGATGATTTTCGCCGGAATGTGCCTTGCAATGAAAGAGGAGTTCGGTTTCGGCGCACAGCGGATTCATCGGATGCTGACGGCAACGCAAAAGTATCTTCAACCCGGCGCGTACTTCACAACGGCGGAATTGATTGATGAGGTATTGGAAAAGACGGGCATCCGGCTGGATTTCGACGACCCGTTTGACATGGTGGAGCGAATTGAGAAAGGGGAAAAGCGATGAATGTTGTTAGTAACGTCGAAATCATGGGGCTTGCGTCGAGTGTAAAGGCAAGCCGCTATCCGATGGCAACCGACACGGAGAATTGCAGCGCGGAAGTCACAGAGCGGACGATGGCGCTTGCCAACTGCCAGACGGGGAGCGGACACGACCAGTTTTTGACTGGAATCGTCGTACAGTTCGACCTCACGTTCACCGTCAAGGCGTGGGTTGAAGCCGAGCGGTATCATTTTCTGGATTTTGTGTCGAGCCAGTCAACCATGCACCGCATAACAAGCATGGACATCGACGAGCAATGCATCGACTATGTGCGCCGGGAGACAATCGAGCTTGTGGAGAAGCTGGTTGCGGAGTACAAGGAAGCACCCACGCCGGAACGGTATCTTGCAGTCCTCTACAACGTGCCTGTTGGCTTGCGGCTGACGGCGCGGATGACCACCAACTACCGCCAGCTTAAAACCATCTATCAGCAGCGCAAGAATCACCGTCTGCCGGAATGGAGGGCGTTCTGCGCATGGATTGAGACGCTGCCGAGAGCGGAATTTATCACAGGAAAGCGAGTTGACGCGGATGGCTGAACGCGGGGAAGCGTATCGTGAATATCAGCGGGCTTACTATCAAGCGCACAAGGAAGTGCTGCAAAAAAGGCATCGCGAATATTACTGGGAAAATAGAGAACAGCAGCTGAAACGTAATCGAAAGCATTATTTAGCGAATAGAGAAAAAATCTGTAAAGCTGCGCGGGAACGTTACTACAAACTTCAAGCAGAACGCATGGAGAAAGGGGCGGAAAAACTGTGACAAATAAAAACAAGAAGTTTCCACGCTGCCCGTGGTGTGGTGCAGAAATGAAAGCAAACAAAGACGACGTTTTCATAACGGACGACGATGGCTGGGTTGGGCGCTTGTCATGTGACGAGTGCGGCGCAAACTCATCGTTTGTGTACGGTAAAGCGACAAAAAAAGAAGCGGTGGACGCCTTGCGTGAGTTGAAGCCGAAAGAAGAGCCAAACCGAGTTTTGACGCTGGGAGAGGTGCTGGAAATCGCAAACGAAAACGAGGACTGGTATAATCGCGTTTGCTGGCTCGAATGGGGAAAAGATTCTCTAATTTATCCGGGATGTATAAAAGAAGGATATACCATTGGCGATAGGTATTTATCATTCGATGAAATCATATGTGAAGAAGCAGCTTTTTATAGTACAAAAGAGTATGGAGAAAAATGGCGCTGCTGGTTGCGGAATCCGACAAAGCAGGAGAGGACAGAAACGCCGTGGGAGGGAGAAAGTGACAATGCCGACTAAGCAGCGAAACCGCGTTCTGACGTTTGCCGAAGCAATCACGCAAAACAAGAAGACGGCGCGCGTTTGGCTGGAACTGCGAGACAACATCCCGATTCGCGCATGGCTGAAAACGGATGCATACCCGTGGCGCGTTATACCTTACAACATCGGCATTGGTACATTTTACGTTTTCACAGAGGACTACGGCACAAAGTGGCGGTGCTGGGAAAAAGAGCCGACACGCGAGGAAACCAAACGCAAGCCGTGGAGTGAGCCATGATTGCGACAATCGGCAAAGTCATCGAGCAACCGGGCAGCCTGACAATCCAGACTGCCCGCCCCGATGCGGAAAACTTATCCGATACCGTCACGGTGCTTTGGCAGGACTGCCGCACAATTAGTCCAGAGCAACGCCGCAAGGCGTGGGCGCTGATTGGCGAGATTGCCGCCGCGACAGGATACATCGGGCAGGGTGACAAGAGCGACCTAAACACGATGCTCAAGGCGGAGTTTCTGCGAGCGCGGATTGATAAGCTGCAAGCGGAGGCAATCAAGGCATTCAGCCTGTCCGACGTGGATATGACAACTGCGCGGCTTTACATCGACTGGCTTGTTGAGTTCTGCGTGGTGAACGACATTCCGACAAAACAGCCGCTTGTGGAGTATGCGGAGGACATCGGCGCGTATATCTATGCTTGCGTGATGCACAAGCAGTGCGCAGTATGCGGACGCAGACCGTCAGACCTGCATCACTGGGAGCGCGTCGGCATGGGTGCAGACCGCACAGAAATCAATCATATCGGGCTAACGTGCGAACCGCTTTGCCGGGTACACCACACGGAGTGCCACACGATGGCACAGGCGGATTTTGATGCAAAGTACCACATCCAGCCCGTAAAAATCGACGAAAAAATAGCTAAGCTGTACAAACTGGGGAGGAAAGGGAATGAACAAGCTAACAATCATCGGAAATCTGACGCGCGACGTTGAGTTGCGCACGACGCAGAGCGGCAAGAGCGTCGCCAACTTCACGCTTGCTGTCAATCGCCGCGCGAAACCGGGTGAAAAGGCGGAAGCAGACTTCTTCCGCGTCTCTGTCTGGGATAAGCAAGCGGAAACGTGCCAAAAGTACCTTGCCAAGGGACGCAAGGTGTGTGTGATTGGCAGCGTCAGCGTCAGCACATACAACGCCAACGACGGAAGCACACGCGCGACGCTGGAAGTATTCGCGCAGGACGTTGAGTTTTTGGACAGCGCGAAACAGGATGCACCGCAGACGGCGCATGAGACGGCTCAACCGCCCGCGCAGAGTTACACACCGGTATACAACGAGGATTTGCCGTTTTAACGGAGGGAGAAAGTAAATGGAGCTTGAGTATGTGCCTGTGCAGGTAGCCATGCGCCGGGAAATCGCGAGACTTTCCGACGAGGAAGCCGGACGTGCGCTTAAAGCCATTCTTGATTATGTGGCGACGGGTGAGGATGTCGAGCCGGAAGGAAACGCGGCGTTTTTGTACCTTGCGCTGTTGCGAGAATGCGATAAAATCTGCAAGATTCACGAGGTGCGTTCCGCAGGTGGAAAGGCTGGCGGACGTGGTCGCCCGAAGAAAACAAAGGCAGAAGACATCCAGCAGCCCGAATCGGCACAGGCGCAGCTCAACCCTGAAACAGAGCAGAAGCCCGAAGTGCACACCCCTGCACCATTCATCAGCGACGAAGAAGCCGCAGAAATCCAGCAAGGCACAAACGCCGTGCTGGACGAAGCGCAACGGCAAGGATTTCCCGACACAACAGCGACGATGGACACCATCAACCAGCTTGTAGCAGACAACAGTGCGGAAGAGGTGCTGGAATGCGTGAAAATCGCCGGAGAATCTGGGAAGCCTAACATCCGATACCTAAAAGGCGTAGTAAACGGACGCGCGAAAGAAAAACAAAAGGAAGCGCAACGGGAGCAAGCTCGGATTGAGGCGGAAAAGCACCCGATAAGGTTTATCAATAGCACAGATGAAATTGAAGTTCACGAACCGCCGAAAATCAAACAAAGAGATGTATTTATGAATAGTGTTGGGTATCCAGAGGTACGGACGAAGTTGGAAGAAATAGCGAGAAAATGGAGTAGTTAAAGATGGACGCATACATCAATGAGGACGCGGAAAAAAGCCTGATTGGGCTTGCGATGCAAGATGCAATCGTGGCGCAGGAAGTTGCCGCACTGCCTGATGCACTCTTTGGATTAAAGCAGATGCAAGCCTGTCAGCGCGGAATCATGCGCCTTGTGAAGCAGGGGAAAAGCGTTGACCTTGTAACGCTGGATGCAGAAGTGCAGTGCGACTTCCAGGATACCGCCCTCCTGATGCAATGCGTACAAATGGGCATCTCGCCTATCATGTCGCGGCAGTACATAGCGATTTTAGCAGAGTGCGCGAAACGCCGCGAACTTGCGACGCTGGCGCGAAAAATCCTGCAAGATGTAGGAAATCCGGGCGCGTCGGTGGAATCGTTGCAAGCGGATTGCGCGGCGGCGGCACAGTCGTCAACCGCTGTCAACGACGGGGTTACGATGCACGAAGCGTCGCTCATGCTTGCGACTTCTTTCGACAAGAAAGATGGCGTAACTTGCGGAATCGCAGACCTTGACGTAATGCTGGGCGGCTTCAAGCCGGGACAGCTAATCTACATCGGCGCACGTCCGGGTGTCGGTAAAACGTCGCTGGCTATCTGCATGGCGAAGTACGTTGCGGAGCACGGTGGCGGGGTGTTGCTTGTGTCGCTGGAAATGAACCCGGTGGAGATTGCGGCGCGATTCATGGCGAATGAATCCGGCGTTGACTTGCAGAAAATCTCCACAGGCAAGATGGAATTGGAGGATTTCGCGCAGATTTCGCCCTGCTATCAGGCGCTTGCAGATTTACCAGTCACCATCGAGGAAAGAGCGGGCACGCCCCTGCAAATCCGCAACGCGGCAGCGAAAATGAAGGCAAGCAAGCAGGGGTTAAGCCTGATTGTGGTTGACTACATCCAGCTCATGCGAGCCGACGAGAAGTGCGGAAACCGCACGGAGGAGGTGACGCAAATCAGCCGCGAGTTAAAGCTGATGGCGATGGATTTAGGCGTTCCGCTTCTCTGTATGACGCAGTTCAACCGCGAGAGCGAGAAGGGATTCGGCAAAGCGACAAGAAGCGAGCCGGATATGTCGCAAGCGCGAGATAGCGGCGCAATTGAGCAGGACGCGAACGTGTTTCTCATCCTGCACGAGCCGGAAGAGCCGCAGGACGCGAACAGCGACAGATGGCAATTGTACCACAATTGCAAGGCGAACGGATTAACATGGCAGACGTGCCGAATCAGGAAGAATCGAAACGGCGCGACGGGGCTTGTTCATCTGGGCTTCGACAAGCCGCACATGCGATATACTTGCCTAAAAAAGGAATAGGAGGATGAAAGTCATGCACAAAATCATCATTTTGGAGAGCGAGCAGTTTGGAAACATCCGAGTGTTCGTTGAAGAGGGAGACCCAAACCTGTGGTTTGTGACGATTGACATTTGTCGAGCGCTGGACATCGACCCAACAGCGACGCGCCGCCTTGATAAGGACGAAAGAGTTACAGTGCGTTTAACGCATACCAGCTCGGACGGAACGTTCCAAGAACGCAAATTGGCTTGCGTCAGCGAAAGCGGTCTGTATGCTCTCGTTCTCGGTAGCAGCAAGCCCGAAGCAAAAACCTTTAAGAGCTGGATTACGCAAGAGGTCGCCGCTATATCAACAAGTTTAGGGGGTAATGGTGCGCAATGTTACTAAAAAGGCTACCTTGTCCGAGTTGCGGACGCGAGAATACCGAAATGTGGCATACAATTCTCGGCGGAAACGGGTGGTGGGTGATGTGCATACGCTGCGGATGGGCAGGGAGAACGAAAAGGACAAAGACGGAAGCCGTGAGAGCGTGGAACAACGACGAAAGGAGAAAGAAGAATGCAAGATTATAAACTTAAACCGTGCCCGTTCTGTGGGGGACGAAAAATCGAACTGGTAGAACCTGATTATTTTTTCGGCAGTTGGTTTTGCGAATGCACTGCGTGTAGACAAGCCATTGCAGCAGGAAAAACGCTGGAAAAGGCAATGAAGAAGTGGAATCGCCGTGCGCCGGGATGGGTGTCCGTGGACAAGGCACTTCCGGCAGAGGGAATGCACGTCATCGGATTTGATATAGAGAGCAGGTGGGACTATCCATCGCTGTATTTTCGTCCAGATACAAAGGAGTTTTTGGACGAAATGTACGACAACAAGCCTGTGAGCATCACGCACTGGATGCCATGCCCAGACGCGCCAAAGGAGGATGAAGAGGATGAATAATGAAAAGAAACAAGCTCCGCGCTGTCCGTACTGCGACGCGGAAATGCGCTTGGAGGACAACGAGGACGTGCTGTTCGGACTGTTCGCGGACGAAGAAAGAATGTACTGGTACCAATGCAATACTCCGTTGTGTGGCATCCACAGCCCTGCGAAGCACACGAAAGTCGGTGCTTACATAGCAGCAATGTCGCGCTGGCAAGGACAAAACCGGGTGCTGACGCTGGATGAAGTGTTGATAACTGCATGTGACGACTACAACACAGAGCAGGAAACTGTGATGTATTTGGAATATAGAGAGGGCTATGAAGGATATGCCATCGTTACCGACTTGGAGATGGATGGCTCGAAAATATTATTCGAATTTTCTGGCATTGGCGGTGGGGGTAAACAAAACGAGAAAGACTATGGAAGCCTTTGGCGGTGCTGGCGGCGCAAGCCGACGAAAAACGAGCGGGAAAACACGCCGTGGGAGGACGAAGGAAGATGAATGAGTACAAAAACCGGGGGCTGGCCCTCGCAGAGCTTGCGGTAGGTGCAGGAACGCTCGTATGGATTGAAGATAACAACGGGGACGACGAGCCGTGCGCCCGTGCGCGAATTGTGTCATACTGGGAACCTAAAAGCCATCGCATATATTTCGACGGCGGACGCACATGGTACGCCGATTACACCTACGGCGAGACGTGGCGCTGCTGGCTGCGGAAGCCCACGCCGGAAGAAATGGCGAACACGCCGTGGGAGGAAAGCTGATGGCTGACCGCAAAATCGCGGCTATGCACCGCAAGTACGGAAAAGACTGTGCGCACAAATGCGCAGATTGTCCAAACCTCTGGATTCGCGTGAAGAACAAAGCGCGTTACAAGTGCGCGGCATACGGCACAAGCGGGTCAGCGGCGACCGATTGGAATGCGCAGTGGACGGCTTGCGGGCTGTACGGGTATCGGATTGGCAAAGGCTATGTGCCGATCATCAAGCGGCTAAAGCCCGCGAAACGAAAGAAAAAGCCAATGATGCTGATGCAACAAATCATCGGAACGGACGGCGTAATCCGCACGAAGCTGGACATTGCCATCCAGCGGTTGAAATCATTTGAGCCGCCAGAAGGGTACTTCCTTGCCTTTTCCGGCGGCAAGGATAGTCAGGCGATTTACCATCTTGCGAAGATGGCAGGGGTGAAGTTTGAAGCACACTATCACGTCACGAGCGTTGACCCGCCGGAGCTGATTTACTTCATCCGCGAGCATTACCCGGACGTGATTTTCGACATTCCGCATGATGAGGACGGAAAGCGCATCAGCATGTGGTCGCTGATCTCGCAGCACAAAATGCCGCCGACACGCATTGTGCGGTATTGCTGTGAAGAATTAAAAGAAACAAACGGCGACGGTCGGATGGTCGTGACGGGCGTGCGCTGGGCAGAATCAGCACGGCGTAAGGCAAATCAAGGCGTGGTGGTTATCGCTGGCAAGCCGAAAACAACGCAAAAAAAGGCGGATGAGCTGGGCGTAGACTATGAAGTTTCCAAATCTGGGACGCTTGTGATGAACGAGGACAACGACGAGAACCGACGGCTGGCGGAGTATTGCTATCGGACGCAGAAAATGCTCCTGAACCCTATCGTCGATTGGACTGATGACGAGGTTTGGGAATTTCTCAACGACATTGTAAAAGTGCCGCATTGCCGCCTTTATGATGAAGGATTCACGCGCCTTGGGTGTATTGGCTGCCCGATGGCACGGGCGGAGACGCAAAAGAAAGAATTTGCACGTTACCCCAAATTTCGCGAGGCGTATGTCCGAGCATTTGACCGAATGCTGGGAAAGCGCCGCGCAGAAGGTCTGCCTACCGAATGGAAAGACAGCGAGGACGTTATGCGCTGGTGGCTACAAGAAAAGGAGGAATGATAATGGAGATGGTGACGCTGCCCGCTGCGGTGCTGTTAGGCATGATGATTGGTCTGGGCGTGACGGGCTTCCTGCTGGCGAAGGAAACGCGCCCGTGGTACATTTACATTCTGCTGGCGCTCGTCAACTGTATCATTTCGATTCTTGTGTACGCCGGAGCGGATGCGCTTGCGGCGTGGTTGGGGGGATGACAATGACGGTTATCGGTCTTTTGTGTCTGCTGGCTTGTGAAGATGTGCAGGTTGCGGCAATGTGCATGAAGGCGCAGAGAGGAGGTGCAGCATGGTCGAAAAGCAAGAATGGCTGAATGCACTTGCACTGACAATCTGTCCGGTGTGCAACGCAGTGATGAAGCGATACGCTACGATTGACGTGCAAGGAGGCGCATGGCTAAAATGTACAAATCCAAAGTGCGGACTACACGGCGTTCTCTTTATGCCGATATAATCCCGACGGAGGACGAAGAGCAGGAAGCCCTTTTCCGCTGGGCGGAGACTCAAAGCGCAACGAAGCCGTGGCTGAAAGGGATGTTCGCCATCCCGAACGGCGGTTATCGTGCCAAGGCAACCGCCACGAGGATGAAGCGAACCGGGACGCGTGCAGGAGTGCCGGACATCTTCCTGCCAGTCTCCAACGGACGTGAACACGGGCTTTTTATCGAGATGAAGCGGCGGAAGGGCGGGACGGTATCGACATCGCAGAAAGAGCGCATGAAGATGCTGACTGCCGAGGGCTACCGCTGCGTTGTGGCGAAGGGATGCCAAGAAGCGATTGATGCAATTATGCGATACATGGACGGAGAGTGAGACAATGGTGGACACCGACGAAATCCGTTACTCCTTTTGGCTTGAGAAAGAGCTGGAAAAGAACGTAAAGCGGCTTGCGGGGAACGTTTCGCGCGGATGCAAAAGCCGCCACGATGCCTACAAAGTCAGGGCGATGCAGGACGCAATCAGGCGGCTAAACGGCGAGAAGGAGGCAAACGGAGCAATCGAGAAGGTACAAGATATGCTGTACACGGAGCTAATGAGCGGACAGATTCGCCCAGCGCTGTATACAGCTATCGTTAAGGCGTTTGAAGGGGTAAAATAATCGTGGGCGGTTGCGGGAGGGGAAAATGGTTGACTTAAAGCGGATGCGGTATCTCATCAGGCGGTATCCTATGGCTTGCTTGCGCGCGGAACAGGCGCGAATCCGGGCGCAGAAGCTGACGCGGACAATCAGCGATGCGCCGCGCGGGGGCGGAAGCATGAACAGCACGGAGGAAGGGCTGTTGTATCGCGTCGAGGCGCTTGAGCGCAAGAAAGCAATCTGGGACGAGTTGTGCAGGATGCGCGAAGAGCTTGCGCCGCTGGTTGATGCGCTGGAAAGTCCGCTGGAAGTGCAGTGCATGAGAATGCGGTATCTTGAGGGGCGGAGCGTCCGGGAAATCAGCTACAATCTGGCGTATTCCGAGCAGCATGTTTTCCGCGTGATTGGTAACGCGGAGCGGAAAATCCAGAGCGCGGAATGAGGCGGTCGCGCATCGAAAGGTGCGCGATTTTCTTTGCAAAAATCGCAAAAAAATGTGATTTCCCCCTTGACATATACGGCAGTATATGTTATAATAATAGTGCCAGGAGGGCGGTACAAAAATAAAGCCCCCGACAGAAAGGGAAAGACAATGACTGATAAAGCAAAAAGCGCGGCGCTGTTTGAACAGCACCGCCAAATGACCAAGGCGTGGGAAGCGCAAATGGACGCACTCGCCAAAGAAGAGAGCATCACCGACGAGGAATACGAACAGAAGCTCATGGAGCTTTACAAGCAACACAAAGAAAAAGCGGATGCGGTTTGGCTGAAAGCGTTTGCACTGCAATTTCCGAAGCGCAAGGGCTGGTTCGCGGACGTTTTCGCGCCTTCGTTCGGGATTTGCGAAAACAAGAAACTTTCGCCGAAGCAAACACAAGTGTTCGTCGACTACTGCATCAGTGATGCGGATACATGGCGGAATGGCAATACGTACTGCCGGTTTGGAGATAGACTGGTAACGCTCACTCGCCCGCGTTACGCAAATGGATGCGGATACGTTACAATAAGGCAACTGTAAATGAATGGAGGGGAAAACACAGTGATGCTGACGCTGACGAAGGAAGAATACAGAGAGCTTAAAAAGCATGGTCGCCTTGAAAAAGACGGTTGCGTGTACAGCCACCTTGCAAAGCTGGACGGAGAAACGCTCGCAATCTGCGAAAGAGCAAACGATATGGACTACATCGTCGAGGTGAAGCGTGAGAAGTAACAGCTTGCAAAATCAACCATCCTATGCTACAATATCCCCGAAAGGGGTTGTGGCAATGAGGAAAGAGTACTACCAAGGCGACGTGTCAGTCCGAGCGATGCGGAAGTATCGCGAAAAAGAAGGAATCAAGACGGTGCGCTTCGACGTTCGCGCTGGGAGCAAAGAGGCGCTGGAAGAAGAAGCAAAGCGCCGCGGTCTTTCTGTGGCGCAGCTAATCGTTGATTCCGTAAACGCCTATGTCGGGCGTGAAATAATAAGCAACAGAAAGCAATAAGGGCATCGGGCGCATCCGCTGGGGTGCGCCTTTTTTTGTTGCGTAAAAAAGTTTGCAAAAAATCTCGAAAAAATGTGATTTGCCCCTTGGCATATACGGCAGTATATGTTATAATAATAGTGTCAGGAGGGCGGTACAAAATAAAAGCCCCCGATAGAAAGAGGTAATGATTATGAAGACCATCAAGCTGAGCACCAAGGCGCTGGAAACTCTCAACCGCAACATGGAGTACACCACCCGCAACTGGACTTACACCCGCGACGCGTGGACTGGCGAGTACAAGCGCATCGCGAATAAATGCTTTGGCACTACCGCAGTCCTCACCGACTGGGAAACCATCATCATAAAGTAAGAGAGGAGCAAGCACCATGTCGAACGAAGAAATCATCGCCAAGTCCGCCATCAGCGCGGGCATCTTCTCCGAAGAGGAAGCCGCCACCTACATCATGAACGGGTTGCGCCTCCCGATTCACACCTTCGCAGAGTGGAAGAACCACGGGTACATGGTAAAGAAAGGCGAACACGCCGCGCTGACCGTGAGCATCTGGAAGCCCAAGACGCGCAAGAAGAAGGACGAAAAGACCGTTGACGCAAAGGAAGAGAATAGCGGGTTCTTCCTGACGACCGCCTACCTGTTCACCAAGCAGCAGGTGGAAGCAATCAAGCCCGCATAATCGCAACAGAATGCCGCCTGAGAGCCGTTGGAGCAATCAGGCGGCATAATTATGAGCAAAAACAAGCAAGCCATTAGAACGCGAAATAGGCGGCATTGCGGGCAACGAAAAAGAAACACAAACAAAACATATAGAAATAAAAAAATGAGAGTTATGAGAGTAATTTTCGTGATATAATGTAAAATGTAAAAGCAGCAAGAAAGACGTGAGCAGTGATGCAAGCGTCTTTTTTGTTGGAAGAGGCGACTATGGAAGTGCTGCTCTTGCCTCTTCAGCGGCGGGATTTATGCGCGATGCGCTTTGTTGCGTTGGTGGGGACGCGACGGACGAAGAGGAGGGAAAACCATTGATTGACTGGAACGGCATCAAAATCGTCGAAACGGACTGTATGCTGCCGATTGACCGCGTGAAGCCGTATGCAAGAAACGCAAAGCGGCATCCGCAGGAGCAAATCGACGAAATCAAGGCAAGCATCAAGCGGTTCGGCATGGATGACCCCATCGGCATCTGGGGCAAGGAAAACCTGATTGTCGAGGGGCATGGGCGGCTGGAAGCGTGCAAGCAGCTCGGCATCCCGACAGTGCCGTGCATCAGACTAGACCACTTAACAAAAGAAGAGCGCAAGGCGTACACTCTGGCGCACAACAAAACCAACATGGACAGCGGCTGGGACTTTACGGCGCTCGACCAAGAGCTGGCGGAAATCGTTGATATTGACATGAGCGAGTTCGGTTTCGGAGCCCCCCTCCCTGAAGAAGAAATCTGGCAAGCAAACGAAAACAGCATATCATTAGCTGACAAATATACATTCGCGCCATTTTCTGTCCTTGATGGCAGGAGTGGAGAATGGCAGAAACGGAAAAATCAATGGCATTCCGTTATTGGCGACAGCAGGGAAGGACGACCTGATTCGCTAATTGGCAGTCTCGGTTCTCTTGCAAAGGCGCAAGGGCATAAATACAGCGGGACAAGTGAGTTTGACCCGGTTCTCTGCGAGGTTTTAGTAAAATGGTTCTGCCCCCCCAATGGGAAAATCGTTGACCCGTTTGCTGGCGGAAACGTTCGCGGCGTAATTTCCGCAATCCTCGGCAACGAGTATCACGGAGTAGATATTCGCCCGGAGCAGATTGCAGAAAATGAATCGTCTCTACAAAAAATCCGTGCAGATTACGCACAAGCGCCGAAGTGGCATTGCGGCGACAGCGCGAATATTGACGCGATGCTCTCAAAAGAAGCACCGTTTGATTTTTTTTTGATGTGTCCGCCGTATGGAGACGTAGAAAAGTACAGCGACGACCCGAAAGACCTATCAACGATGAAGTACGAGGATTTCATCGTTGCATATAGGGACATAATCAAAAAGACGGCAGCGCTTCTTTCGGAAAACGCATTTTGTGCCGTTGTGGTTTCTGACATCCGTGACAGGAAAGGAATGTATCGCGGCTTTACCGCTGAAACAATCAAGGCATTCACGGATTGCGGCGCAAAGCTATATAACGACATAGTAAAACTCGATTCAACGTGTGGCGCGGCGGTTCGAGTGGAAGGGCAATTTCGAGATGCGCGCAAAGTCGTGCGTGTCCACCAAAACGTTCTTGTTTTTGTCAAAGGAGACCCGCGCAGAATCAAAAAGGGAGAATACGAGTTTGATTTTGGCGAAAGCGAAGCGGAGAATGCCTAAAACATGTAGCAAGCGAGGTGCCCGCGCATGAAGAAAGAGCCTGACGTTGACATCGACATCCCGGAAATCCACATTCCCGACACAATCGAACTTGACGACGACATAGACTTCTCCGTCGCTGACTTCTCAATCGTAGACGAGGAAGAGCAGCCGCGCATCCTAAAGCCCAAGATGGCAAAGTCGGCAATCTACAACAAGGCAGATTTTCAGTACGCACGCGACCTTGCCGCAAAAATTTGCCTGGAACGCAACGCACGGACTACTTGCATTGTTCCGGGCAATTTCATTTTTGGCGACTTGCCGGAAGCGCTTGTGATGTATCGCGGCATCGACCTCAAAACAATCTACTGCTCAACGTTGTCACTGTCGGAAAACAACGTGGATAGCTTCAAAAATCTGCTGCTTTTCCGCAACGTGGAGAAAATCAATCTGATGCTGTCCGGCTACTTCTACAGCCACTACAAAACGGATTTAATTCCGTACTTGTACGAAGAGCTGGACATCGACAACAAATTGCAAGTCGCTTTCACGAACACGCACATGAAAATCCTGCTGATGGAAACGCACAAGGGGAATCATTATGTTCTGACGGGAAGCGCGAATTTGCGGAGCGCATCGTGTCTGGAGCAGTTCGACTTCGAGGAGAACGAGGAGCTGTTTAACTTCTACAAGGAAGCGTTCGACAGTCTTATTGACAAGTATAAAACAATCGACTACACGAAACCCAAAATCGTAAGGGGGAATAAAGCATGGCAAGCGGTTCGGGCAAAGGGCGAAAATTAACGCTGAAAGGCTCATCGTCCGCAAAGGGCAGACGCAGAAAATACAGTTCGCGGTTCAAACTCAACCGCGTAACGGGCGAAATCACGAACGAAAAGCGCAGCACGAGGGCTTAAGCAATCAGGGAGGCGATAATGCATGGAGTTCTCGCGTCTTTACGAGAATCTTTCCAAGTGGTTCCCTTCTCCATCCGAATGTGCAGGAGCGTATGACATCCCGGTTATCGCGCCAACAAGTGAACCAGACGTGACGGAGTGGATTCCATTCAACGACCTGTCCAAGCCTTTTAAGGCGACGCAGGGCATCCATATGTTCGTGGACGACTACCGCATGAAGCGGCTATGGGCGCAACCAGACAGGTATCTTGCGATTTTGGAGCTTGCCGGGTGCGTCGCATCCCCGGACTTCTCCATCTATCAGGACACGCCCGAAGCGCTGAACATATATTGCCACTACATGAAGCACTGGCTTGCGGCTTATTGGCAATCATACGGCATCAAGGTAATCCCTACAATCTGCTGGGGAAGCAAAAAGACGTTCAGTTGGTGTTTTGACGGAGAGCCGACGAACGCACCGGTAATCGTTTCATCCGTTGGAACGCAAAAAAATCCAGAAAGCAAAAAAGCATTTTTGGATGGGTATAACGCGATGGTGGAGCGACTATCACCAACTGTAATTCTGCTTTGCGGGAAAAAGCCGAAAGAATGCACGGGTAATATCGTAGAAATCGCGCCATTCTACGACAGCGTTGTCAGGAGGAGAAAAAATGTTTCAGTTTAGGTTGCAAGCGTGGGGGGGGAGAGGCGGCAGCATTTCGGCGAAAAACACCTCTTCCACCTATGTTTCCGGCGGGAAAGTCGCAACCGTCGAATATTACAGCAAAAATAACGGCTCACGCATCGAAAAAATCCGGACATTCGCCAACAATGACGGGTTTGTGAAAGACTTGGAAGTGTTTACAACATCAAATCTGGCTAAAAAACAATATGACGTGGTTGTACCACTTCGTATTTTGACCATGAGAGAAGAGACTCCGTATCTTGGAAGCAGTAAGGAAGGTTTTGCGCTGGGTAGAAAAACAGGGAGGTCGGAAACAGCTCATATCGGCATCAATGTCAACACGCCGAAGGGTGTATCTGAAAAGCAAGAGGCAGATGCTAAAAAGGCTGCAACAAGAATGATGCAACGAAGCGCCGAGCATTTCGTCAACGGTGTTGCACACGGGCAAACGACGCTTGAAAATCTTGGAGAAGTGTTCAAGAAGCAGCCTGCGCTCTCTGCGATGCAGACGTTAGAATTAAATAGTAAAATCAGGTAATCAGGCGGTGAGTAAATGCCAACGGAACAGGAAAAAAAACAGTATCCGCACGGGAAACATCCAAACAGCCTTGCGAATCTTAAAAAGGGGAAACGCTTCGGGAATGGCGAGGGTAATACGCTGAATGCGCGAGAAGAAAACAAAAAGTCCGTCGCAGTTCGGAACGGCAACAAGACGTTGCGCGAATTTGCAATTGATTTTGCAGACAAGCCGATGGGAAACGGAAAAACCTTTAAGGAGGCGTACATCATGCGCCTTGCAAAAATGGCTGCTGATGGGAATCTTGCAGCGATGCAGTATTTCGCAAAACTCATCGGGGAAGACCCCGGCGACACCGTGACCGTCAAAACGCCGCAGTTGTCCGAGGACGCGAAAGCCGACATTGACAAGCTGCTGAAAGAGACGCGGGGAGAAGTAAAATGACGACGCTGACGCGGGATGAAGTGTGGAACATCTGGCGATACCATCCCGCCGCCGTCGGCAGAATGTGCGGATTCCGCGACCTGACGGATGAGCTTCACGGGCGCTGGATGCAGCACATCATCTTCGGAGCGGACGATTACACGCTCCAAGCACACCGCCTTTCCTATAAATCTTCCTGCCTTTCCGTCGCGCTTGCAATGTGGTGCGTTCTAAATCACGGCAAAAACGCGATTTTCATGCGCAAGACCGACAGCGACGTTGTGGAGAGCATTGCGCAAGCGAAAAAGGTATTCGCGAACGAAGCTTTTTGCTACATGGCGCAAATCCTCATGCAGCAGGATGTTCAACTGCTGAAATCAGGCGGAAACTGTATGACGGTGAGCGTGTACGATTCGCCGCGTGGCGCTGACCAGCTAATCGGCATCGGCTGCGGTTCTTCCATGACGGGCAAGCACGCTGATTTGATTGTTTGCGACGACGTGGTAAACCTCAACGACCGCATCAGCCGGGCAGAACGAGAGCGCACCAAGGGCGTTATACAGGAGCTGCGAAACATCGTCACCCGCGACGGGCGAATCGTCTTCATCGGCACACCGTGGCACATCGAGGACGCGTTCACGCTGGTTGCGCCGCCGGAGAAGCACGACTGCTACACGACCGGGTTGATTGTGCCGGAGAAGCTGGAAGAACTGCGGAAATCAATGTCGCCGTCTCTGTTTGCCGCGAACTACGAGTTGCGCCACATTGCCGCCGAAAATGCGCTGTTCGACACGCCGCCGACGTTCACGCCGGAAGCGGAAAAGCTGCGGGACGGCATCGCGCACGTTGATGCTGCCTATGGCGGCGAGGACTACACCGCGCTGACGTGTGCAAAGCGGGACGGCGACACGCTATATTTGTACGGGCGTTTGTGGCGCAAGCACGTTGACACGCTGATGGACGCGCTGCAATCGGAGACGGAGCGCCTAATGTGCGCGCCGATTTACTGTGAGACAAACGGCGACAAGGGATATTTGGCTCGTGAATTGCGCCGCCGAAACATGGCAGTACGCGCATACCCGGAGAAAATGAACAAGTACCTAAAAATCAGCACATACCTCAAAAAGTGGTGGGGGAATATCGTGTTTTTGGAAGGCACGGACAAGGATTATATCGCGCAGATTATGGACTACACCGAGGACGCGGAGCACGACGACGCGCCGGACAGTGCCGCGTGCTGCTGCCGGATTCTCGACAGGAGCGGCGCGAGTTTATATGTTGGGGGGTGATACAGATGTTTACAAAAATCACATGGCAGGATTGGCAAAACGAGCCGGACAAGGCAAAGGCGACGCTGGCGGTTATTGGTGCGTACAAGCACAGCGAGGACTTTAACAAGGCGGGAATCGCGCAACGATACTACGAGGCGCGGAACGACACCGTTTCCGCGAAAGTCGTGCTGCGAGCCACAACGTCGGAGACGGAGCAGACCACCGCCGACGGGAAAAAGGTCAAAAAGAAGGGGACGGCGACGGAAGCAGTCCCCGGACAGCGCATTTACAGCGACTTTTTCCGCCGCTTCACCATGCAGCAGGCTAATTATCTGCTTGGCAATGGCGTGGAGCTGGAAGACGATGCAATGAAGGACAAGCTGGGAATCGGGTTCGATACGACGCTTGCGAAAATCGGGCTGTACGCTTTGGTGCATGGTGTGTGTTGGGGATACTGGAATCTCGACCACGTTGAGATACTGCGAGCGTACACGGATAAAAACAGCGGATTTGTGGCGCTGCTGGACGAGCTGACGGGCGAACCGATGGTTGGAGTGCAGTTCTGGCAGATTGGCGACGACAAGCCGCTGATGGCGCGTGTATTCGAGCCGGACGGCGTGACGGTTTACAAAACGCGCGAGAACGCCTCTGATTTGGAGGTTGCGCAGGAGAAACGCGCCTACAAGCGGACATACGCGAGGGACATCACAGGCGAGCGCCTTGTGTCCGAGGAGAATTATAGCGCACTGCCGATTGTGCCGCTGTATGCCAACGACAAGAAGCAGACAGAGTTGACGCTTGCAATCCGTTCCAAAATCGACCTGTACGACATCGTTCTTTCCGACTTCGGAAACAATCTGGAAAAGGCGAATGATGTTTACTGGGTGCTGAATAATTTCGGGGGCAACTTCGACGAGGTTGCGCTGATGCTGGAACAGATTCACCGACTAAAAGCAATTGCGAACATTTCGGACGGCACGTCATCCAGCACAGTAACGCCGGAGACGTTTGAAGTGCCGTATGCAGCGCGTCAAACCGCGCTGGAACTGCTGGAACGGCAGCTTTATCGCGATTATATGGCGCTGGATGTGTCGGAATTGACGGGCGGAAGCCTAACGAACGTTGCAATCCGGGCAAGCATGGCTAACCTCGACTTGAAGGCGAACGCCTACGAATGGCAGTGCTTTGACTTCGTGCAGAAACTGCTGCGGATTCTGGGCATCGAAACCGAGACAATCCGTTTCAAGCGACAGACGATTGCCAACGAGAGCGAAATCATCCAAAACATCTACACAGCGCAGGGCGATTTGGACAAGGAAACGCGTCTGAAACTTAATCCGATGATTCTGCCGGAGGAAATCGGCGACATCATCAAGCGCGGGGAGGAAGAATCGCTTCTTGGCATCCGCATGGCGCAACAGGCAATGCAGAAGACAGACGAGGAGGAAGAAGATGCTGTATCTGATGGTGATTCTGCAAGTGCTGGCGGCGAATAACGTCATCGTTCCGGACTGGCTTTTGTGCATCGGCTGGTGGCTGGTGGCGGTTCGACTTATCTTGCGCGCCCTGATTGCATTTTTTGATGTTGGGGAGACGGGCAAGCCGTGACGGACGTGGAGCGCAACGACTTGCGCGAAGCCGCACTGCAAATGCGCATAAAGGCGATGTACCAAGAGGCGCTTGATATCGCCACGGAGCGCCTGAAAGACTTCTTGCGGAAAAAGCAACAAGTGGACGATGGCAAGATAAAGCCGCCCGCGTACTACGACACGCCGGAAAAGGTAGAGCGGTGGAAAGCGGGTTTTGTCCGCGAACTCATCCGCCAATATCGCGTGGAAGAAGTCATCATGGAGGAAATCTGCAAGGCAGGGAAACGGGCAACCGACGACATCCGGAACACGATGGGCGACGTGTACGCCGACAGCTTGGGAGAGGCGCAAACCGTCATTGAGGCGCAAGCAGACCGCGCGGGTATCAAGGTGTCATTCGCGCAGCCAAACAAACGAGAAATCAAGGCGATTTTCGCCGCGAACGAGACAGCGTTCACAAAGCTGGCGTACAAGAATCTGGGGCAGAACACCGAAATTCGCCACAAGCTGCAAAACGCGCTGGCGCTTTCGTCCACGCTGGGCGAGGACAAGACAAAACTCACACACCGCATCCAAGATATCACAGGGCAAAGCGAGTGGCAAGCGCGGAGAGTGGCGCAGACGGAACGGACACGTTCGCAAAACCAAGCGTCCTATGCCGCGTCACAGGAAGCCGCAGACCAAGGCGTGCCGATATACAATCGATGGCGGTGTCGTTTCCGCAATAGCCGCGAACCGCACATGGCGCGGCATGGGCAAGTTGCAAAGCAAGGCGAATGCTTTCCGAACAGTAACATGCGTTTTCCGGGCGACCCGAACGGCAGTGCTGCGGAAACCATCAATTGTCATTGCGGCATCCGCCCGATTGTGTTGCTTTCGACCGAGTACATGGGCGAAGACGGCAAAATCCACAAAAAGGAGTAGCGTATGCCGGGAATGAAAGACAATACTGCTCAAATTCAGCAGCAACTTGATAGGGCTATGAAAATCGCATTGCTGGCAATTCGAACTGACGCTGTTGGCATGGTGCGCGACACGATGGACTACGCATATCCCAAACCTATATACTACAATGGAGACTTGTGGCTCGATATTAGCGCGGAAATCAACAGCGAGGGGAACGGAATTGTCGTTGGAACAAATATGGAATATGCGCCATATGTGCATGATGGACACGCCGGACACGCCGTATTTTTCCCGAACATTGGAGACAAAGGCGAGTTTCGCGTTATGCCGGGAGGCTACACGCCGGGACGACCATTTTTAACCGACACATTTAAAAACAGCGAAAATGCACAACGTCTCGTTGACATCGTAGCCGACCAAATCAAACAGAATATGGACTAATCACAGCAACATCAGCGCATGGCAAAGCACCGCCGTGCGCTGTTTGCATATACGCGGAGCAAGGCAAAGCACCGCCTACCCGCAAACAATCAAAGGCGCAAAGCACCGCGCCCCGAAGCAAAGGAGATTGAATCATGAATATCCTCACCCGAAAAAACCTGAAAGCCCTGAATGTGCCTGATGAAGCAATTGACGCAATTGTGGAAGCCCACAGTGACGCAATTAACGACATCAAAGCGGAGCGTGACAAGTACGCGGAACAGGCGAAGCAGATTGCAGCACTGACCACGGAACGCGACACGCTCAAGCAGCAGCTTGCCGACGCGAAGAAGAGCGGCGGAGACGCGCAGAAGATTCAGGAGGCGTTCGACGCCTACAAGCAGCAGGCGGAAACGGAAAAGAAAACCGCGACGCTGACAACCGCCGCAAGAAAGCTGCTGACCAGCAAGGGGATGCAGGAAAAACTTGCCGACCTTGTGATGGCAAAGCGCGGACTGGACGGCATCGAACTCGATGACAAGGGCGCAATCAAGGACGGCGACAAGCTGATTGACGCGCTCAAGGGCGAGTACGGCGACCTTTTCTCCACGCAGCAGCAGCAGGGTACACCTACCACAACCCCGCCGAGCGGCGGCAATGCCACGCACGGCAGCGGACGCGCCGCAGCACTGGCGGCGAAGTACGCGCAAGATATGTATGGCGCAGTTGCGCCGGAAGGAGCGAATAAATGAGCTTTACCAGCAAGGCAACCGGGACTGTTTACCAGCCCGGTTATTTTCTTGATAACGCGGAAGATGCAATCCGCGAAACCAAGCAGATTAAGCAGTCGGGCGCTACCACCGCCGAAAACGGCGCGAAGTACGTCAAAATGGGGACTGTTTACCCCGCGAACGACGGCACTGCCGTCGGCATCGTGTACGAGGACGTGGACGTTACAAGCGGCGATATGCCCGGCAGCGTCGTGACGCGCGGCACGGTTTACGAGAGCCGTCTCCCCGTCGCAATCAACAGCACCGCCAAGAGCGCGCTGACGGCAAAGGGCTTCTACTTCATCGCCGCCGAAGCCGCGACGGTTCGCCCGTACTGACGAAAGGAGAATACTATGCAGATTCCGTCTTTTGAGAACAATATTTTCGGTCTTATCCCCAAGGAGGAGTGGCTGGACGTTGGCTTTAACGTCACTCGTCCGAACGACCCGGTTGATGCGCTGTTTCCCGACGAATACAGTGAAAATCTCGTGGCTAAGTGGCAGGAGATTGCCAACCAGTACCAGCTTCCCGTGATGGCTGACTTCCACAGCTTCGACAGCCGGACGAACATCGCCACCCGCATCCCAGTCGATACGCACAGCATTGAAAAGGGACTGATTAAGGTAAAGATTAACCAGTCCGAGCGTATGCGTGCGCTGCTACGTTCCGGCGTGCAGAATGACGCTATGTACGACTACGTTATCCGTGACGGCATCATGCTTGCCGACCAAGTTGTGACGCGCACGAAGGTTGCGAAGAACGAGGTTCTGGCGACTGGCAAAATGACCATCAAGGAAAATAACCTTGACCTGACCATCGACTATGGCGTGAAGCCGGAACAGACGGAATTCACGTTCGATTTCAGCGAGGACGCGGACATTCCTGCACAGATTCAGTTCGTCGTTGATACCGCGCTGGACGCTGGCACGACGCTGGACACAATCGTAACGAGCCGCAAGGTTGTCAACAAGATTCGCGCGAACAGCGCAGTCCAGAAGCGCATCAACGGCACGTTGAGCGAGGGCGCGTATGTGAGCAATGCCGCGCTGAATACGTTCTTCTCCACGGAGTACGGCATCAACCGCGTTATTACCAACGATTTGCAGTACGCCATTGATGGCGGCATCGGCGCGGATGGGCGACCGATTCGCACGACCAAGCGCTATTTCCCGCAGGACAAGATGACGTTCATCGGCACTGGCAGCGCCATGACGCGCATCGGCGCGGGCTTGTGGGGACAGACCCCGGAAGAAACGGTAAACACAGCCAATACCGGGCTTAATGTCAACCAGTCCGGGCAGCACCGCTATGTGATGGTGTCGCAGTGGGTGGAGAACGACCCCGTTGTTCTGTGGACGCGGGCATCCGGCTTGTTCATGCCGGTTATCTTTAATCCGCAGAGCATCTGGATTGCGACCATCACGGACGCGGCAACGGGTCAGTTGACGGTTTCTTCCGCTGCCGGCACTGGCAAGGGCAACACGAAGCTGACTGTCAGCCCCGCAAAGGAATCCAGCTCCAACCTGTACAAGGTGAAGGCTGGCACGACCGCGCCGACTGCGACCTATGGGCAGAATGTCCGCACTTGGAGCAACTGGGACGGCACGTCTGACCTTGCCATTGCTACCGGGCAGAAGGTGACGGTTGCGGAATGCACCAGCGACTACCGCGTGATTCGCTCCGGCAGCGCGACGGTGACGGCAGCGCCCTAATGGAGGTGGAAGCATGGCTGTGACGCTGGAAATGGCAATGCGCGAGTGTAACAACTTTTTTGAGCGCTGCAAGTACGCTGGGGAGATTCGCATCGCGGGCGGTAAAATCGTTCCTGATGTAGGTTCGCCCTATGTGTACATCAGCGGCAGCGCGCGGAACGACGGCGTTCACAGCCTTGTTTCTGGCGCAATGGAGGACGCGGACGGAGAGGAAACTTTCGACGGCACGTTGTGGTTTCTGTACCCGCCGCGCCCGTTTATCGAGATTGCAAAACAATGCGCGGAATACGAGACGAAAAACCCGACGGGGGCTTATACGTCGGAATCTTTCGGGCATTACAGCTATTCGCGGGCGACTGGCAGCAACGGCGTTGTGACGTGGCAAGCGGCATTCGCGGACAAACTGCGACCGTATCGCCATATGTATACGGAGGTGGGCTGATGGCGTGGACTGATTTTCTCGATGACGCTTGCATCGTCGACAAGCGCACGGAATCAGACGGCATGGGCGGCATCGTTGTCACATGGACAGACGGCGCGCCGTTTCGTGCCGGATTCATCCGCAACAGCAGCACGGAAGCCCGGATTGCATATCAGAGCGGCATCCGCGAACTGTTTACCATCGTTTTTTCCGATATGCTGGAACTGCTGCCGAACGACCGCGTGAAGCGGATTTCAGACGGCAAAGTCTTCCGCATCACGTCGGACTCGCGGGACATGACAACGCCGGAGCAGAGCGATATGCACTTCCGCGAGGCGGACGCGGAGGTGGTGACGGCGTGATTGACTTGCAGCGGAAACTATACAAGTTTTGGAGCAGCTTCACCTACGAGGGCAAGCCAATTCCCGCGTATGTTGAGGACGCAGTGCCGGAGGAGGCGTCATTCCCCTATTTCGCGTTTCAAGTGCAAGAGGGGGACGCCTTCGGAAAGTCTACAATGATTTGCACGCTGTGCTGTCAAGCGGAAAACGGCAGCAACGTAAACTTGCAGCGCGCCGCAATCCTTGACGAAGTTCGCCGCGCTATTCCGCCGGAGGGAACGGCAATCTATTGCGACGATGGCTTTATCACGCTGTACCGCAACAATAGCAACTTTTTCCGCCTCGAAGTGGACACGACGCTCAAGAGCGTCTGCTATGGACGGATTTACTACGAAATAGTGACTTATTACACCTAACAGGAGGTAACAAAATGACGACTGGTCTTCGGGCAAGTACATTTGAAAACTTGCAGCTCAACGCCGGGATGTTTCTTGCTAATTTCGACTATTCCACCGCCACGGACGCGGCGACGCTGGGCGCGCTGCTGAAAACGGAGCGCGAAAAGACAAGCGGCTCTGCGCTGATTGGCGCAACGCGCGGCGGCGGCACGTTCGTCTGCACGCCCAACACGCGCAGCATCGAAGCGGACGGCAAGCGAGAGGAATGGAAAGGCAGCAGCGTCAACGATGGTTGGACTATCAAGCTGACGACTACCCTGCTGGAAATCAACGCAACCAACCTTAAGCGTTCTTTTGGCACTGCCGATGTAACGGACACGGAGAAGAAGCACACAATCAAGATTCGCACCGACATCAAGGACGCGGACTATATTGAGAGTCTCGTCTGGGTTGGCGACACCTCGAAGGGCTATGTGCTGATTGCCATCAAAAACGCACTGAACACGGCGGGCGCAACGCTGACGTGGACGGACAAGGGCGAGGGCACTATTCCGGTGGAGTTTACCGCGCATCAGGATGGGCTGGAAACCGACGGATATGCACCCTGCGAGGTTATTTTCTTCGACCCCGCCGCCTAATAACACGCGGCAGGGTTCGCGCCCTGCCGCACTTTCGTAAATTTCGAGGAGGAAAACGCATGAATACCGCAACCGCATTTGAGCAGATGGCGAACGCCATTCCGTACATCGACAAGCTGGTCAACAGCAAGGAAATGAAAGCCTTTGTGGAAGAAAAGAGCAAGGGTGACGTTGTCGGACGAGACATTCTGATGAAGATGCTGCCGATTTTGTACGCCAAGCATCCGAAGGAAACGATGGGGATTCTCGGCGCGATGCACGGCAAGACGGCGGAGGAAGTCGCGGAAATGGACTTCACGGAAACCGCCGCCATGATGGACAAGGACACACTCGATTCGTTGTTTGCTTTTTTTACCTTTGCGCTTCGTCTGGGGTGCATCATGTAATCCCTGTGCTGTACAAGTACCGCCCGCAAAACGTTCACGCGCTGGGGGTGCTTCTGGCGCACGAAACGCAGGAGGAAGCAAAACGTTGCTACATGGCTAATATGGCGTGGATGACGGTGCTCGCTATTTCGTCGTTCGGCGGCGCGAATCTGGAAATCCCGTCATACAGCGACGTTTTCGGCACAGAGAAGCATGAAACAAAGCAAAAAACAGCAGAGGAAATCTGCGACGATATTATAAACGGACTAATGTCGAGGGGAGGTGCAGAAGATGGCGGAAGCATTTGAGTTGTACGCAAGTTTTAAGATTGATACAAGCGGATACACACAGGAACTGAATAAAATCCGGCAGGAAATGGAGCAGTTTCAGCAGGAACTCAACAGCCTTGCTATTCATCCGACGTTTGACGGTGGACGTTTTCGGTCGGAATTGGAGCAAGCGCAGCAGCAGTCCACGCAAGCGACGGAAGAAATCAAGCGTTTGCAGCAGCAAATCCAGTCCTTGCAGCAAGCCGCAGACGGCGGCGGTTCTGGCGATTCGGGCGGCGGTGTGCTGAGCGGATTTTTGAGCCGCCTCGATGTGATTGGCGATATTGCAAGCGGGCAGTTCATTGCCAACATGGCAGTGAATGGCATCAATAGCATTATCGACGGCATCACGGGTTCAATCGACGAATCAATCGGACTCGCGTCTGACCTTGTGGAGACGCAGAACGTTGTGGACGTGACGTTTGAAGATTCCGCGTCCACCATCAACAAGTGGGCGCAGGAGGCGCTGAACGCCTACGGCATCACGGAAACCAAGGCGAAACAGTATTCGTCCACGCTGGGCGCTATGCTCAAGTCGATGGGCATCGCGGATGACCAAGTGCTGCAAATGTCTATGGACATGGCGGGGCTGGCGGCGGATATGGCGTCGTTTTACAATCTCGACCACGACACGGCATTTGAGAAAATCCGCTCCGGCATCTCCGGGGAAAACGAGCCCTTGAAGGCGCTTGGCATCAATATGTCTGTCGCAAACCTGAACGCCTTTGCCCTCGAAAAGGGCATGAATAAGGCGTTTGATAAGATGTCGCAGGCGGAACAGGCGACGTTGCGCTATCAGTATCTGCTGGAAGCCACGAAGGACGCTCAGGGCGACTTCGCGCGAACCGGGGACAGCTTCTCAAATGAGATGCGCAAGCTGCAAACGAATCTCGACCGCATTAAGACAGAGTTTGGCAAGGGGCTGCTTGGCGTTGTAACGCCCGCGATTTCGCTGCTCAACAATGTGCTGTCGGATAAATCGTACCAGCAAACGGCAATCGAGAAAATCTATTCCGAACGCGACGAATCGCTGTTTGATGCAGAAGTGGCATACCAGCGTGCGCTCACAATCGTTGATTCCATGCGGAGTATAGAGGATGAGAGCGGCGACGCAGTAAAATCCACGGAGGAATGGCGCGCCGCGCTGGAAGCCTTGAAAGACGTTATGCCGGGGTTGTCACAGTACGTCGACCTTACAACGGATGCAATCATCGGCAACGATGAAGCCATACAGAATTACGTTGACACATTGCATGGAGTAACGAAATACAACAGCTACGACCAAGCGGTATCCGATGCGCAGAAAAGGTATGATGATTTGCAGACGCAAATCGCGGAGAAAGAAGCGGATATTGCCAAAAGGGAATTGCTCATTCAAAGCAGCGACGAACTACAAAAACTATACGACAAGCGCGTAGAAGACGCATGGCGCACATACGCACAACGATATGGCTACGAGCCTGACTACCAAACAGCTCATAATATGCCAGCAAGCGATGTGAGAAGTTATGGCTATGCTGTTGGCAAGGAAAATCCGTATAGCAATGTGTTAGGACTTGCATCAGGACTTAACGCTGAGCAGGTTTACTATTTCGACCTTTTCCGCAACGCACAGACAGCCGCGAAAGACCCGCTTGCACAAGAAAAAGCGGAGCTTGAAAGCGAAAAGGAAGAACTTGCAGAGCTTGTTCCGCAAGCCGAAGCAGCAGCAGTCGCACTGGACGATGTAAAGAAAAGCCGGGAGGAATATGTAAATAGCCCGGAAGGGCGCAAGGCAAAATTAAATTCCGACTTCAAAGCCGCCGTTGACGCAGAGAAGAAAGCCCTTGACGACCTTAAAACCGCGCTGAAAGACGTGGATACCTACCGCGCGGACACGCTGAAAAAGGCGCAGGAAGCCTACAAGGGCGTTGCGTCGGGCATGGGCTACATGGTAACGCACACGCAGGAGGGAATGAAAAATCTCCTCGATACCGATTACAGCAAGGGAAATGTGCTTAGTTGGTACGGGACGAATGCGGATGCGCTACACGCCTACAATGATGCTTTGCAGCAAGCCGAAGCGTCTGGCGTTGACGTTGGCATCTTGTCAGGGCTTACTACATACTCCCGCGATAACGATGCGTACCTTTCGCGTCTGCTGAACCTAACGCCGGAAGAAATCAAGCAGCTAAATGCAGACTACCAGCGCGCCCGCGACGAAGAAAACGCGATGGCGGAAACCAAAACGCGGCTGGCGCTTGCGAATGATGAAACCTATCAGTCAATGCTTTCAACCATGGAGAAGGCGCTCGAAGCGTTTGACCAAAAGGACGCAATCACTGCGTACATGGCGGAAAATGACAGCGCGTTTTTGGCTGGCATCGACGACATACGCAAGACGCTCGAAGCGGAAATCCCGGGCATCAATGCGCTTCTCGAACAGTTGGGGTTCAAGCAAATCGATTACGAACTGAAAGATAAGCCGTGGATATCCGACTTCTTCGTTCGCGGCGATGCTGACCAGCGAGAAGAAGATATTGCGCACGAGAAAACCGCCCCGACGCTCAAAGAGCAAGCGCAAGCACGCCGCGCCCGCGAACAGGCACGAGCGCGAAGCGGCTATGCGGACATGATTGAAGATGGGCTAATGCCCGACGACATCAAAGCCCGCGCGCAGCGGTGGAATCGGCTCGTCGGAATGAAGACGCAGGAAATGAACGACATCGTTGACATTTTGGAAAATCGCATGGAGGAAAACCAGCGTCAGCGGGAAGCCGAAGAAGCGGAGCAGTGGAACAATCGAGCTACAAAAGATATGCCGCCACTATATATGATGGACACGATTATTGCCAACGCAGCGCACCCTAAATTTGTGCCGAATACATACATCGGCGCACCTTCGAGCGAACAGCAAGAAAAAACAACGGGCGGCAATGTTTTCTCCGCCATCGAAAGCGCCATTGACGCAGCAAAAGAAATCGAAAGTAGAACGATACAGGAAGATTTTGTAACGCAGTCTATTTTCAATGCGCTTGGAGAAATGATGGAGAACTACAAGGAAAGCCTAAGAAACAATAGCGCACCCAACATTTTTAGCAATAGCGACGGCGTTCTTTTCGTTCAGATAACGAACCCGGACGAAATTGCGAACGCGGTTTCCGGGCTTCCGCCAACAACCATCAATAACACATTCAGCGTAGATGGCGCAACCGTCGCAACGGCGGTTGCGCCCATTGTTAACAAGATAATCGGCAGGGGCATCCGTGGAAATCTGATGGAGGTGGCGCGATAAATGGTAACGCGATACCGCGCGTGGATGGGAGAAGAAGCACTGGAAGACCTCGACCCGTCCATCATCATCATCGACATTTCGGAGGACGCGCCACAAGAAGCCGTAACAACCGAAGCACGCCCTGGTGGGGGGATGTACCTCACCGGGCAGCTTCGGCAGTCCATTACGGTAACAATCGCCGTGGAAATCCACGAAGCAAACACCATCCACAGGCAGCTTGTCCTCGGTAAAATCATGCGCTGGGGCAGCGGTGGACAGTACCTGCACACGTCATACCGACCGGAACAACGGTTGTACATCGACAGCATCGAGGCGGCGAGTGTTTCCGCGCTTAAGTGGACGGACACGCTGGAAATCAAGCTGACGGCATATCAGCGTCCGTGGTGGGAGGAAGCAACTGTTTCCAAAATGGAAACAGTTGAAGCAAGCAAAAGTGGCATCCTGACGGTTTACAATCGCGGGGACGTGGCGTGTCCGCTTGAAGCGGTTTTTGTGGCAATCGACCCGCTGACAAACGTTGCAATCAGTTGCGGAAACGAAAAAATCGTGCTGACAAATATCAGCGTGAAAACGGGCGAGGAAATCCGCATAGGACACGACGATAACGGCATCCAGCAAATCACGGCGGCAGGGCAATCCGCAATGGGAAACCGAAACGGGCAGTCCGCCGACGAAATCACGCTAAAACCCGGAATCAATAAGGTGTCGTTCAGCGGCGACGGGCTTTTGTCGCTAACGGTTACGGCGAGGGGGCGGAAATATTAACTACAAAGCATACGGCACACCGCAGGAAGTAACCCTAACGTCCAAAATAAAATGCCGTCTTGAGGTAAACCCTGATGTGGAAAATCCCACTGGTTGGCAGATGGAAGTCGGCTATCCAACAATCGGGAGAACAAAGGTCACTTTTCCGGTTGTGCTCCCGGCTGATGCAGTGATTACATCCGCACGAGTGCACGCAGACTTCAAGCGCGACTCTTGGGGAAATCAGCGGAAACAGGACGTGAACGACATCCACGTTGACGAAGCCGGATTTGCAACGGTGACGCTTCCTGATGGCGCAAGCACTGCGTCGCTTACTGTAACGCTATCTTTCCAGCTTTGGGATAGAGTTTACATGGATACAAAGGAACGGACTTTTAACGTAGACGTCCGCGACATCTACCTCACAATCGACTATGTTTCCGGCATCATCCCCGACCCGGACGCAAGCAAGGCATACACAAACAACATTCGTTTGCCGCGTCTGCTGGACAAAAATCTGCGGGAAATCAAGCGCTTGCGCCCTTCTTCGTTGTCTTTGTCGCTAACAATCGACGACATTTCCACCGCGAGTATGACGCTCGTGGACGGTACATGGATGGACGCAACGCAGTTCGTGGAGTTGTACCACATCGGCGGCAGCGTCGGCATCTTCCGTTTGCGCTCGGACACGCAGACATACAGAAATTACGCAACACAGGAAGTCAACCTCGACCACGCTATTTCTACGCTGATGGACGGGCTTCTTCCGGAGCAGCTAAAAATCGGCAGTGCATCCGTTGACGCGGTTGACGTGCTGGCGCAGCTTCTCACCTACCAGCCGGAAACGCGCTGGCAGATTGGAACGTGCGAGTTATCGCAACACCTCACATACGATTTTGACGCAGGGACGAACATCTGGACAGCAATCAACAACGTCAAGAACTTGGCGCCCGCAGAAATGATGTGGCAGTACGACTTTTCCACACATCCGTGGACGCTCAACCTCGTTAATATGCCAAACACCGTCTCCTGCGAAGCGCGTTTTAACGGCGCGCTGACCAGCGCAACGGTCAGCACCGACCGCGATGACCTTGTGACCCGTATGTACGCATACGGCAAAAACGGCATCACCGTCGGCACGGTAAACGATGGCAAGGACTACATCGACGCGGACACCATCGACGAGTGGGGCATCGTGTGCGGCAAGTACTCGGATAACAGCATCACGGACAAGGAGACGCTGTTGGAAAACGCAAAGAAGGAACTGGCGAAAAAGAAAACCCCGCCAATTTCCATTGACGTTTCCCTTGTGGAGCTGTCCGCCATAACAGGTTTGCCCTACGACCATTTCCGGCTGGGGAGCATCTGCCGGGTTGCAATGCCTAAATTCGGGCGCTGCTACGATGAGCGCATTCTCACGCTCAACGCGGACAATGTGCTGCTTGAGCCGCAGAAGGTACAAGTCACCATGTCAACGGAGGGCAAGAGCGTCAGCGGCATCATTGAGGCGCTGGGTGGCAAGAGTGGGCTTATTTCCGCCGGAACGGAATAAGGAGGACGCATGAATGAGTTAAATTATACTTGCAACTTGTCTGCCGGGTTGCGGATGGCACCGCTCAAAGCGGCGCTCGTGCAAGGCGAAGCAAACGCCCACACGCTGAAAATCGCGTTTGAGAAGGACGGCACGCCGTACAGCATGGATTCTGGCGCAACGATTGTCGGCAGCTTTATCAGGCTGGACAGCGTCGCAAGCACGGACGAAAACCCGACGATTCTTTTGCAAGGCGCGGTTAGCGACGGCGTGGCATCCGTAACGCTTTCCGCTGCTTGTTACGCTGTTGTTGGGCGTTTCCGCCTGATGGTCACGGCAACGGTCGGCGAGGACACGACGGCTATCTTGTGGCTTGAGGGACGCGTCGCGGCGGAAGCAACCGGGACGGTGTACGACCCGGATAACGTCATCCCCGACATTACAACGGTGCTTGCAAAGGTTGAAGACTGCAAAAACGCAGCGGCAAACGCGAATGCAGCGGCAGAAAGCGCAACATCCGCAGCGCAGCAGTTCCTGGGGAAGTACATCACGGATGAGGAAAAATTGTTACTTCTGGAACTGCTGCAAATGGGTGCATATCGCTCCAACACCGCCGCGCAAAATTATAACAAGCTATACGCAGCGTGGAAGGACGATGTATCAGCGCTTGAGGCACAGCGCCCGCAAATCATCAGCGTTGAGGCGGACAAAACGACAATCGCCGTCGGCGAAAGCGTGACGTTCACGGTGACGCAGAAGAACGCGGCATCAATCCGGTTCCTTGTGGACGGCACAGTAAACGAACGAATCTATGACGTTCAGCAGGAAACGATAACGTTCACAAAGCAGTCTCAATTTACCGGGAGCGGAACGCGGATTGTTGCATTCCAGGCGGTTGACGCGAGCAGCAACGTCGGGCTGGAATCGGATAGTATCATCATCACAATTAAGGAGGCGGCACAAAATGGCGTGGAATCTAATCCGCAGGAATAACGGCGAGACTATCCACACGGACTATGTTGAGTGGATGTTGGATAGCGCCGCCGACATCTCCAATGGCACAGAGCCGGGGAAGTCCGGAAGCATCGGCAGTCTGGCGTACACCGCCGGATTCGGGGCGATGTGGCAGAAGAACGCGCAGGGTGCGTGGGTGAAGCTGGGAGGTGGCACGAATGGTTGACGCAAGCACGATTGGTGTGATTCAGGCGCTTTATGGCGTTGGTCCGAATGGCGGGATTCCAACGGCGCTGGTGACAGACAAGACGCTGACGCTTGAGAACCGCGCTGCGGACGCAAAGGCTGCTGGCGACGCTATCCGCGCGGTCACGAATACCGCCAACACGCTTTCCGCGCGCGCGAATGTGTTATCTGGCAGTGTGTCCGGCGCGTCGATTACTGCGACGGATTCTTTCGCCGCGCCTTTTGTCGGACTGCGTGTCTGCGGCAAAAGCACGCAGGACGGCACGCCGCTCCCGACTGCGCCCGTGCCGATTGTCAGCGCGGGTGACGGCGGAACGGTGGTGGTCACGGTGTCGGACGGCGCGAATAATTCGCAGACGCTAACGCTGCAAACGCCGAACGCGCTGCCGGGCATCCCGGTCACATCCGGCGGAAACTACACGGACGAGAACGGGCAGCAGTGGGTGTGCGATGAGGTGGACTTGGCGCGCGGGGTGCGCGTGCAGCGCATCACCAAAATCAAGGTGACGTCTTCGCTCAACTGGCAGACGTCCGGACAAAAGGTTGATAGATACTTTGCTTGGTTCGCTGGCACTTCTGCGACAAATGTTCTTTGTACGCACTTTTCCACCACGGTAGGTTCGGAAGTCATCGGCGGCGCTATCGCCAATCAAAACAACCTCATCGGCTTTGCATACGCACAAAAAGGCGCATCAACACTTGATGAGTTCAAAGCATTCCTCGACGCGAACGAGGTATATGTTTGGACATCGCTTGCAGAACCCGTCGAAACCGCTCTTTCCGCCGCTGAAATCAGCGCGTACAAGGCGCTGACCACCTACGCCCCGACGACCGTCATCAGCGTGAGCGGCGGCGCTGGCGCGACGGTAACGTATCAGCGCGACGTGACCATTGTAATCAAAAATCTTGAGGATGCGGTTGCATCCATGACACAAAATTAAGGAGGTATCTTTATGGCAATCAACAGTAAGGCGCGGCATGACCTGACGCTTCGCGCAATCAAGCGCGAGATTTCCGCTGGACGCGATGTGGCGTTTTGGCTTGATAAGGCGTACACGCACGTCGATAACGGGCTGTTTAATGAGGATGACATCGCGGAAGTCGAGAAGCTGGCGCAGGCGTACTATGATTCGCTGGACGCGGCGGAAAATAAGGAAGACGCGGCAACAATCTAAGTTGCAATTGGTAGCAAGTTAGTAGCAAGTTAGTAGCAAGTTAGTACCAAGTTAGTACCAAGTTTGAGGAGGTGTCATCATGCCCAAAATCGCAGTATCCGCCATTCTGGGCGACTTCCAGCGGATGCTTTCCGAGCACTGGAAGTATACGGCTGGTGCAGCGGAGGCGGGGAACGTTGACTGCTCCGGCGCATTTGTGTGGTCATACCGTCAGCACGGACAGCACATCTACCACGGCAGCAACCGCATTGCGCGGACGGAAATTGTTGAGCTTGTCCCGATTTCTGCCGCAAAGCCCGGAATGGCTGTTTTCAAGTGCCGGAATCCGGGCGATTCGCGGTATGCCTTGCCGTCTGGCTACAAGCAGGGCGGAAAATACTACAACGGCGACTTGAGGGATTTTTACCACATCGGGCTGATGGGTGAGGACGGCAAGGTTCTCAATGCGCAGAGCAGCGCAACGGGCTTCGTCGCTTCACCCGTCAAGTCGTGGGCGTGTGCAGGATACCTCAAAAAGGTCGAATACAAGGAGGATACACCAATGGTGGATGATAGCAACGATGTTATTTGCGTCGGACGCGTGACAGCGCAGAGCGGCAGCACGGTCAACCTTCGCGCAGAGCCGAGCAAATCCGCAAAGGTGCTGGAAAAAGTCAAAATCGGCACTTCCGTCAACGTCATCGGGAATAGTGGCGGTTGGCTGCACATCGAGACGGAGGCAAATCAGGGCTACATGATGGAGGAGTTTGTCGATGTGGGTATTTCCAAAACGGAAACACCCACGGTCTCTGAGCTTGCGGAACGCATCGAAAAGCTGGAGGAACGCGTCACAGCACTGGAAGGCGGGGTAGGTTGAGATGGAGAACATCACCGCCGATAAACTGATTCTGGCGCTGGGCGTGATTCTCGTCTTGCTGGGAGCATACAATACATTTTACACCGCGCGAAAAAATGTGAGGGACGAACGCAAGCGACAGGAGCAGCCAACAACCGCGCTGGCATCCAGCGTATCAGACATCAATCGCAAGCTGGACACAGACAAGCGCCGCCTTGATGGGCACGAAGAGCGCATCGGCGGCCTGCGTGACGGACTGATGGTAACGTGCGCCGGAGTACAGGCACTTTTGGAGCATGAGTTACACAACGGCAACGCCGACGAAATGACGGCGGCAAGCAGGGAAATTGATAATTGGTTGAGGGGAAACGCCCTAAAGGGAGGAAATGCAAAATGAGCGAAAATTTGAAGCGCAAACTGACGAGCCGCAAGTTCTGGGCGGCGGTTGTGTCCTTTGTGACCATGTTGATTATGGCGTTCGGCGTGGCGGATGAAACCGCAACACAGGTCGGCAGCATCATCATGGCGGGTGCTACGGTCATCGCCTACATCATCGGTGAGGGCATGACGGACGCGGCGGCAGTCGCAGATGGCAAGGATAAACAGAAGGAGTAACGCATGAGCCGCGAAGTCGTATGGACAAAAGCGGTTGTTGATGCTTTTGTGGATGAAGCCTGTTTGTCAGACGAAGAAGAACTGATTATCAGGTCGCGGGCAAAAGGCTGGACACGAACAAAGCAATCAATGCAGTACAATATGAGCATTCGCAAGATTGACTATATTATACACACGCTGAAAACCAAGTACGACGAAGCGCAGAAATACTCCGAGATTTTACCAAAAAGGAATATAAAGAAAGCCGGGACGTAATGTCCCGGTCTTTTTTTTGTTGTACACTATTCTTGCGCCTGACGCTTGCACTCAACGTCAAGTTCCGGATACACCTCCGCGATTTTCGCAAGGGTTTCGGTTTTTAGGCGATGGTACAGCTCTTCCTTGCCGACAAGCCCGAAAAGGTCAATCAATTTGTCGTCATACTCGCAAAGGTTATGACGGACGAAATTAACCATCCAGCGTTCCAGCGTCTCGGTGTTTGGGGTCGCCATATCCACATTGCCGTGTTCGAGAAACCATTCTTGCTTTGCGTTCAGCGTCGCCTCTTCCAGCACGGGAATATCCCAGCGCGTAACGTGGATGGATGCAATGAGGTTGTCGGCAATGCCTTCGGCGTTCTTGCGTTTCGTTTCGACGGCTTTTGCGGATGCCGCTTCCCGTGCGGCTGCTTTTGCCGCCATCGTCTGGAACTCCTGCGTCCCCATGGCGGAACGCACATCATCCTCGCGCCAAAGCTTCATGGGCGCGGAGGACGCATAATGTGGATTCCGCTTAAGGATAGGCGGCGGCAGCAGCTTGTCTATCATGGACTTTGTGAAGCCCATAGACAATACGCCGCTTTGTGAAATGAGCTGTTCTTTTTGCTTTTCCGGCATGGTGTCCTCATTATATCTACTTTGTAATATGTTCCTTTGATTTGCGTTTCCTATAATTTTCTCTGGCTCTGCGATTTGCTTCTTCACGTTGTTCCGAAGTCATCGATTCGTAGCGGGCTTTTTGTGCCGCACGTTTTTGTTCGGCACGCGCCTTGTCATATTCTTTTAGATACTCCTTTTTAGCAGCAAGGCGGCATTCTTCTGAACAATATTCTCCATTTCCGACGACAGAAAATGTCTTTTTGCAGTACTTGCAAATTTTCTCCTTCGGAACAACTCGCTTTCGCTCTCTTATGATATTTCCGGTGACAGCGTTATTGCGCTTTTCTTCCATTGACGCACGTCGCTGTTCCCGAATTGCTTCCGCAGTTGCACTCTCCTTACATGCTGGACAGTACTTCTGCTTTCCGCCAAAGACAATATACTCTTTCCCGCATCGCGCGCACTTATCCGTGCTACCAAGCGGTCTTCTTGCGCCGCTTCGCCTGTAAATTGCGTTATGCAGCCGATTCGCTGCTTCCTGACATTCTTCACAGCGTGTGCACTTTGTCGGACGGGTTACAATTTTTCCGCAGTCCGGGCAAGTAAATGTATGCACCATTTCTGGATTTCCACTTTGAGCACCAGTCCCGACGCGCTGGCGACGGTTCTCGCTTATTTTGTAGCACCCTTCGCTGCAATAAATCCGCCGACCATCGGGAACGCGCCCACCACATATTGGGCAAGTCTTATTCAATTCGACACCCCCTGCCGATTATCTAATAACCGCAACGACCTCTGCATCGCGCATGATAATCTCCTGCTCGTCCTCGCCAATATGGCTATTGTCTCCATCGCAGCGCATCAGGTACAGGTGCTCATTATAATACACCTTGTTAATGCGCAACGCCCGCGCGATATTCTTGAGCTGTTTTTCACGCGAATTTGCGATAACAATTTGCGTTGCACAGACGCCATCAAGTTCCTCATCGCTCATCTCTCCGTCGTCCCAATTGTACGAGTTGGGGATGCTATCTCCAACACAGAACTCCCGGTCATCGTTGCGAATACCCCAGTCGTAAAAATTCAAGCATTCATCTTCCTTTGCCTTTTCCATCTCCGCAAGAATTTTTCCCGCCGTAGCTTCGACGTCCATGTTATCTGCAATCGCCATGATTTCCTTAAAATCCATATCTGTTACCTCTTTCTGTCTGGGGCTTTATTTTTTGTACCTCCCCTTGACACTATGTATTATATCACAAGTTGCGCAACTTGCCAATGCTTTTTTTTAAGATTTTTCGCAAGTTTTTTGCGTTCTTTCCGCAAGCCACTGCGATAGGGCAAGGCGGACAACCGCCGAATCACTTAGCCCAATTCGCTGCCCAATCGCCTTAATTTGCTCATTCTGCTCGTGCGTCACAATGACGTTCTTAACAATCCGATTTCCATTTTTTTTTAACATTTTTTATCCTCCTATCATTTAAGCAGATTATCAATTGCCGTTGTCGTGCCTGCGCCGCTGAAATAATGGACGGAAATGCCGCAACCGCGCGCAACGTCGATGACGGCGTAAAACTCGGTATGCGACATATACGCCGCCTGAATCCATAATTCCGACGCACTGCGGATGACGCTTTCCGGGCAGGTCGTGCCGTGCGGATAGGCGCGGATGGAAGGGAAACGCTCGGTCAGGCGGCGCGCCCATGCGGGATGCCCGCCGACGATGACAACACCGTCAGGAATGATTCTGGGGCGTTGCGTGTCGCCGGGGGCTTCCTGCGTGTCTTCCTGTGCGCTGCGCCAGAGCGCGTCGCGAAGGGCGGTCAGCTCCTGCGCATCCGCTTCATGTGTTTGGAGGGCGGCGAATGATTTCTGCGCGTCTTTCTCCTGCTGACGGATGGCAGCTTCCAGCTCGGCAATGCGCTTTTCTGCGGCGGCGGCGCGCTGCTCGGCTTTTTCCTGCGCGATTCGCGCTGCTTCCAAGGCGGCAGCGTCGCCGCGAAGGATTTTGTTGATGCAAAATGCCTTGTCCTTTTGGATTGCACGGGCAACCATCAGCGACGCGGCATTGAGCGCCGTTTTTTCGGGTGCGTCGGAAAGAATGATAGCGGCATCGTCCGCATTGATGCGGATGTCCGCGGTGTAATCCGAGACATCAATGCCAGCGCCATCGTACATGAGCGCGAACTCGTCAATCGCTTCCACGGCAAAACGGTCGTACAGGTCGCCGAAGCCAGCGACAGGCAGCTTTCCCAAATGTTTTTGCAGGACTTTTTTATCGTCCGAGGTCGTCTGCTCTTTTCGGATGCTTTTGATGTTAGACTGCAACAAAAGCCAGTCCGAGAGGTCGGCGAAGCTGTCATTGCTGGCGACTTTTCTTCCGGAAACAAGAATCTGGAAGAATGCAAGCATCGTGCGATAAAGCGCAGTATCGAGATTTTTGTCGAAAATCAGGCAGGAATCAAGCGAAATTTCCGCGCCCTGCGGGGATGACTTAATGGCATCATGCGTTTTATCGTATGTTTTGCGGTCAACCGCGCGGAGAAGTCCGCGAATGGTGGCTTCCTCGGCGGCGCGGAGAATGCCCAGCGCGTGAGTGGAAACAATCTGCTGTTCCGCGCGTCCGGCAGTAATTGCGACAGACGACTTGCCAGCGCCGCGCATGGTGTCCGCATAGTATTTCGCTGGTGACAGCGCATAAAACCGCTCCACCGCGTCGGGGTTGAGGAATGCCATTGCGCGCGCTACGATTGGCGCAAGGTCAACGCTGACGCGCCCTGCGTTCTTCATTGTGCTGCTCCTTTCATCGTCTAAAATGATTTCGACGCGTTGCGGTTGCTTCCGCGTCCTCCAATCGCGCTTTGCAGACCATGCGTCGAACTCGTCTTAGCGGGCTGTAAGCGTATCGATGATGTCCCTCGCCTCGGTGGCGGTTGAGACGACATAGGCAGCATATAGCCACTTGTACGGAAACTTGTTAAGGTTTTGGCGAATAAATTCCTCTATGGTCACACCTGCTTTTTCCGCCGCCGCCGCAATCGCAGCTTGCTTATCGGGGTCGTCGCGGGTAGCGATAGCATCCGCGACTGTCTTTTCGTTCTGCGCAACAAATTTCGCACGGAGGTCTGTGGCGTACTCGACTTGCTTGTCGCTCACGCCATGAATTGTCGGAAGGCTCAATGCCGCCGCCGCTTCGCGCTGCTGCTTGCGCTGCTGCTTGCGGTAGCAGTCGGCGCAAAGAAGGGGATGAGCTTCCGCCCATTCCTTTTTGCTGTCCGCGTCCCGGCGATTGAAGCCGTCAATGCGGCGTTCAACGGTAGCGCCGCAATCAGGGCATTTGTAGGTGGCAATTGCTTTTGCCATGGTCATTACCTCTTTCCGTCCGGGGCTCTGTTTTGTACCGCCCCTTGACACTATGTATTATAGCACGAGTTGTGCAACTTGTCAACACTTTTTCAAGATTTTTCGCAAGTTTTTTGCAACTTTCTCGCGTTTTGTTTGCACTCCACAACCGTCCGAATCGCCTATACTATAATCAGTAGGAGGTGGTGCGGTGTATATCCACTACAACCCTAATCCGCGCGGCTTGCGTGTCGGGGATTGCGCTGTCCGTGCAGCATCAAAAGCGGCAGGGGAGACGTGGGGAAGCACCTATGCGGCGCTCTGTGCGCTGGGCTATGACTGCGGAGATATGCCTAACGCCAACCACGTTTGGGGGCGCTACTTGCATGAGCGCGGATTCACGCGCCACGCCCTGCCGGATACTTGTCCAATCTGCTATACCGTCTCGGATTTCTGCCGTGAACATCCGCGCGGTGTATACGTCCTCGGTATCGGCGACCACGTTGTGTGCTCCATTGATGGCGATTGGTACGACGCATGGGACAGCGGCGCGGAAATACCAGCGTACTATTGGGAGAGGGAGGATTGATGTATGGCGTATGGTTATCCACAATATTATCCACAGATTCCGTACTATAACGCGCAGCAGACGGCAATGCCAGACCAGCTTGCGCAGCTTCGAGCAGCACAGCAGCCGATGATGCAGCAGCCAGCGCAGCCATCAAGCAACGGACTGATTTGGGTGCAGGGTGAAGCCGGAGCAAAGAGCTACCTTGTCGCCAACGGTTCGAGCGTGCTGCTGATGGACAGCGAGAAGCAGACGTTTTACATCAAGTCAGCGGACGCGGCGGGAATGCCGTCCATGCGAACGTTTGACTACGTGGAGCGCAACGCATCCGTAAAGCCATCCAGCAGCGCGCAGGACGCGCCGGAGTATGTGACGCGGGACGAACTTAACACGCTGGCGAAGCGCCTTGAAGCGCTGGAAGGGCGCAAGAAGAAGGGGGTAACGCAGGATGAACCCACTGTTTAATGCACTTGGCGGCGGGCAGATGCCCGGAGCGCTGGGAAATTTTCAGCAGATGATGCAGCAGTTTCAGCAGTTCAAGGCGACGTTTCAGGGCGACCCGGAGCAGGAGGTGCGCAAGCTGATTGCATCCGGCAAAATCTCGCAAAACCAGCTTAATCAGCTGCAACAGGCGGCGCAAATGTTTCAAGCGTTCCTCGGTTCTTAACTTTGGCTATCATTGTTGCGCAACAATTTAGCATATACTTTAAAATTCCGAAAGGAGAAAAACAATGAGCATGACTTCGGAACTCTCCCGCGCCAATCAGCAAACCGCGCTGATGCAGCAGCTTAACGCGATGCAGGCACAGGCGGCGGATTGCTGCTGCAAGACGCAAACGGCGATTCAGGGCGTGAACTACAACCTTGCCACTCAGGCTTGCGACACTCGCAACACCATTCAGAGCGGCGTTCGCGACATTTTGGACAACGCCAACGCTAACGCCCGAGCGGTGATTGACGCACTGACGGCACAGCGCATCGAGGCGAAGGACGAAAAGATTGCGGCGCAGAACCAGCAGATTTTCGGCTTGCAGCTTGCCGCGTCTCAGGCAGCACAGAACCAGTATCTGGTGAATACGATTCGTCCTTGCCCCGTTCCGGCGTACACGGTAGCCAACCCGTTCTGCTGCAATCAGGCGCAGTATTGCGCTGGTTAAGCTCCAGACAGCTTCCTGCCTGTGCAGGATGAGCCGATAACGGCAACTGAAAAAGCGGCGGGGCGTTGATTGATTCGCGCCCTGCCGCTGAAAGGAGAAAAAACATGGCTGAATATACTGCGGCGGCGGCTCAAACCGTCGCCAATGGCAACAATGTCCTTTTTACTGCCACGCCTGTGTGCGCCACGCGGTGCATCGTCCATCGTGAAGGTTCTGGCATCGTAACGCTGCGGGGCATCACAAACGGACAGTGCCGCGCACGTTTCCGCGTCAACTTTGGTGGCAATATCGCCATTCCGACGGGCGGCACTGCCGGAGCTATCTCCGTTGCGCTTGCAATCGCAGGGGAGGCGCTTCCGGCTTCTACCGCCATCGTCACCCCTGCTGCGGCGGCGCAGTACCAGAACGTCAGCATTGATACCTTTGTGGACGTTCCGGCGGGGTGCTGCACGACAATCAGCGTCAAAAATACCGCTGGCGTGGATATTGACGTGCAGAATGCCAACCTGATTGTCACGCGCGTTGCGTGAGGAAAGGAGAAACGCAATGAAATATCTGCATGAGCTTAAAGAAAAACTCTGTGAAGAGCTGCAAGAGATTGCGGAAAAGCAGGATATGTCTGCTGGTGACCTCGAAGCCGTTCACAAGCTGACAGACACCATCAAAAACATCGACAAGATTGAGATGCTTGAATCGGACGGGTACAGCAATAACGGCGGCGACTGGGAAGCGCGGGGCAGTTATGACGGTATGTACCGCGATGACCGATACAGCCGCCGCGGGCGCGATATGCGCGGGCGGTATAGCCGCCACGACGGCACGGACAAGCGACTGATGGACGAGCTGGAAGAGCTGATGCGTACCATCGAGCCGGGAAAGCGTGACGTGATTCGGCGGGCGCTGGAAGAACTGAAAGAAGCATAACGGAAAGGGGCTGGCTGCGTGGTTACGCTAACGTGGATTGATGGGCAGATTGAGAAGGCAATCGAGGAGGGCAACAATCCGCAGAACATCCGCGATTTGGCGGCGCTGATTACAGTGCGTGAGTACCTCGCCACGCGGTCAGCCCCGAAAGCCGATGCACAGAGTGTGCAGGAACCCGCCGATGACAAGAAACGCCGGGATGCGGTTGTCCTCATGACGCACAGCGCGGACTTGGACACAGTGCCGACAATCCAGCAGGTGGAGACGGCGCTTCATTCCATCAGCGTCAACACGCCGGAGGACCGAAAGCGTGTGCAAGACGCGAAGAAGTGGGCGCAAATCATCTCGCAGAAAAACGCTTGACAAAAATCCCCTCCATGAATGCAATATGGAGGGGATTTTTGACCCCCGTTTTGACTACTTCGTGCGACGGAAAGAGAGTCAAAATTGCGAATTTGGGAATTGCGTGTTCTTGCTTATTGCGCTACAATCAAGCATTATCAATGGATTGCAAGGCGACTGACATCAGCACCATAAAAACGGCAACT